TCACATCACCGGGCAGCCGTCGTCATCGCTTGCACGATTGATGAAGAACGTCACTCTGCCCAACACTTCCACCTCTTCCAGAGCGGTTCCCTCTATTGCCTCGCCATCATCCGTGATAAGTGACTTACCCATCAGTTTTGCAAACTGCGTGTGACCGTCGCACAAAATTAACAACACATCTCCAGGTGTCTTTTTCGTTGCTGGCTCTATGACCGCAAACCCTACATCCGTTTCAAGCACCCTGCTATCAGCCCCCATATTGCACAGAATTGCTGGGGTTAGTCGGCGCTCAATGTAGTCTGTTGCTGGTGAAGGAAATCCCATTAGAGAACTCTCCCCATGTTACGCAGGATCCAGTAACGGTTTTCGCTACCGTCTGTCGTCTTATCAGCGAAACCAGGTTGGTTGCGCTCTATCCACTTGTTTGCATCGTCACGGGTAAAGTGCCAGTTAAAACCACGCAACTTTTGTATGAAGCGGTCTGTTCTCAGGTAGCGGTAGCCCTTTGGGTTAAGCTCTATGGCCGCAATAAAGGCGGCCTGAATATCTGAAATTCGGGGCATAATCTGCACTCCCTTTATTACTGTGTTTATATACAGTAGTTTCAAATGAGATGCAGATCAATTTGGGTTCGCCTATTAATTTTTAAGGCTGAATGTCCTCAGGCTGCTCTGTCAGTTCAAGAGAAGCTTCGGAAGCTCTTGTTTTCCAGATGCTATCCTCTGGCATATCGAGGCGAACGTCGATCCAGCTGTTGGCCGGAACATCCATAGGTGCTCCTTTCGTTTTAATGATCTCTCCTTCATCGTTAAGCATGTATTTTCGCTTAAACAAGCGCACCGTCAGCCCACCGCTTTCTGTCTGCTCTGCTTCAACAACACCCAGCTCCCCCATGCCGCCAGGGTCCATCGGTGGAAGAAGTTGCCACCCCTCAGATGCCAGGCCCGCTGAACCCGTAAGTACATAAACACCAACATCAAAACGGGTAATTTTGATGCCCTCCGCTTCTTCGTTAGCCGTTCCGCATCCGCACCAGGTGAAACCTTCTTCTGCCACATCAGTACGCTGGCTATCTTCCTTAGATTTGACGATACGAGCCACCGGCGATGCTGCTTTAAGCGTTCCATCACTGGCTTTTGTGGTGTTGGCGGTTGAGTAATTTTCATACCAGCTTGTATAGGTTCCACCTTCCAGAGCCCGAAGGTAAGAACGCCCGCCTCTGAATGCAACCTGTGTATTATAAGCGGATAACTGTGTGGAGTGGGTTACTGTAAAACCAAAAACAACACCGGAGATCGGTCCGCTACCTTGCCCAGTCCAGAAACAGGTTTTACCGGCAAACGTATTGATGTTTTCAGACCCAGTTCCGATACTGTTGCCTCCAATACCAGAAGAACCTACCGTAACAACGTTTTCACGAGACTCGCCAGTATTAAGAGTGGCTACGTTGCCCAAACCGAGGTTTGTGCGAACGCCTGCAGCGTTCGTTGCACCTGTCCCGCCCTGGCTGATACTGAGCGCGGTAGTCAGGCCGCTTAGGCTGGTTATATCGCTGTTAGCCCCTTTCTTCGCCAGTGATTTCTGACCCGGTACTGTGACGGCCACGCCGTTAATCGTGATGGTGACGTCTGTAGTACCGTTCATCACATCAGCGAACCCGCTCATGTAGCGCTGGTACATCGTGAAGGTTTCAGCAATATCCTGTGCCAGGCCGTCAACGCTCAGGCTGTCGCTCAGAAGAATGGCGTATTTAGTTCCAGAAGGTACGGCAGGGTTAGCAGCGGGCGTAACGGTAAGAGAGGTTGCGCTTCCAATCGCGGTAATCTGAAAAACCTGCGCCGGACTGGTCAGGGCGATAACAGTGCAGCCGTTACGAATAAGTGAGCCAGCTGCAGTGAAGTTTGTGCCGGTACCTGTAAGGGTGTTTCCGCTGATGGCAATAGTGCCAGTGGTATAAATCATGTTTTCTCCAGGCAATAAAAAACCCCGCCGGAGCGGGGTTTGTTCAAAACTGAATGGGTTAGTGACAGGTGGTGCTGGTGAACGTGTTGGCGCTCACCCATGACCAGTTAAAGGGATAACCGGCACGGTACTGCGTCTGATTATTTTGCTTGCGGACTCCGTAGATCTGGACGCTGCTTTCCTGTCCGCCGATCAGGGCTGTTCCGGTGCATACGGGTTGCTGCTTCTCAATAACGCCAGCGCAACCGGAGAGCAATACCGCTACCGCCAGGCAAAGAATCATATTTTTCATAGTGGTTATATCCCAGGGCATTCATGAAGCTACACAATAACAATATGAATCAATGGGATATAATTGATTTGGTAGATCAATTATTCGAAATTGATCGCTAAAAACGATCAATCATAGTTGGCGCAGTTAATGGCCATAATCACGTTCCTCAGATTCGAATACGTAACGTTCTGAAGGTTGCCGCCGGGGGTTGTCTGCGGCCTGGCGAATATCCGCGTATTGCTTCCCTCAAGTTTTGCCATGCTCTTGTATATGGCCGAGTAGGGCTGCGGTTGACCGCCAGCCGATACAACCCCGGTAATTAGTCCCAGCATGGCAGGCATGCAGGCCCACTTCCCCGCCAGAGTTGTATTGATGTTGTATCCTGAGCTGGCATCCACCCCGGCGGTACCGAGGGTGACAACATCGCTCAGCGTGCGCGTTTCGTTTGTTAAAATCAGCGTCCCTGATGCATCCCACACAGCCAGCCCGTAGTCTGGCTTTGTCTGCGGGAAAATAGAGAAAAAATAAACGTACGCTGTGCCGGTTGCATTCGGTCTGAGAAAATCAATCGTGATGGTGTTCCCGCTTATCGTCTGAGTGATTTCGACCTCAACCGTGCAATGAACGAAGGCGACAACAGGCTGGCCTGCGGGGAATGTGTGCGTCACTTTGGTATTGAACCCCGATGTTCCCTGAAGTGCCGCTGTCTTTCGCGCCTGAAGAGCGATTGGCGAGCTGTTCGCGGTCACCCATACTTCCCCGCTCGTGGTCGTCAGTAAAACGCCATACTCCGCCATTTATGCCCTCTCGATCTGGAAAATGAGATAAGCCGCTGCCGCAGGCTCAGTCCCTGCTGAGTAGTCGGTATCGCCTGCTGATGACACTGTCGCGGTTCCCCCTGAAATAGTGATCTTCCTCCGACTTGTTCCAAACTGATCACCGTTCATGACCTGAAAACAGGTTAGCCTGCAACCCGGTGGAAGCGCTACGGAGTAAGAGCCTGTTTTCTGGTTCTGGGCCAGCTGGAGATAGCCACAAACGCTGACAGGCTTAACGCCATAGTTATTTACATTGCCTGAGGCGTCCCATGTCTGAACACCATATTCCGCCATCCAGTCCTCCTGAAAAAAAAGAGGCCCCGTAAGAGGCCTCCCGTTACCATGTTCCCGTGATTCTCCCGATCTGCACCCTCAACACATTCCTGGAGTCCCGCACGCTGATTGTCTGGTTTGTCTGTTTCATGGCCCCCTCACCAGCTGTCGAACCGTAGTTCTCAAACGTACCGCCCTTATCCAGCCTCCACCCGACTGAGCCAGCCACATAGTTATTGGACTGGATGTAGTTGCCGATTTTGGTGTTACTGATGGTGCCATCACCTATCAGCGCGTCTCTGATGAACACCTGCCCGTTCTGAATAACGAACGGAAGCGTAACGGTCGCTCCGGCCTGGTGAGTAACGGCGAAGCGGTCAGCCAGGAAGATAACCTGCGACTGCATGCCGGACGGCGTATTCTCCACGCCTATCCCCATCCCTGCGGCGTAATACTGACCGTTGCTGGATAACCCGACCTTGATGCTGTACATCGCCTTCAGGTCCCCGTTAACGTTCGCGATGGCCTGAGCGTTAGTGGTAATGGCTGACGTATGCCCGTTGATGGTCGCCGTGATGCTGTTTACCTGCGTGGCCATAGCCTGCTGGTAATCGGAGAACGTCTGGTTCAGGCTGTTGATGGATGCCTTGTTACCGTTCACGTCAGCCTGCAAACTCAGCAGCGAACGCGCCGTTGCCTCCTTGTCGTTGACAATCACTTCATCAATGCGGTCCAGATTCGCGCTGTTACCGGCGACCGTTGCAGAAAGGGTTTTACGCGTGGCCACCTGAGCGAGGTTGGCCTGAATTATCGCAATTGCTGAGTTCTTCACCCCGCCCGTCATGCCGTCCATAGAAACGCTGATGTTGTCGATTCGCTGGCCCAGGGCGGTATCAGCCGTCGCAACGGTCTGCTCAAGCTGACTGAGTGAAGACGAAACATTCCCGACCGTGCTGGAAAGCTCATTAACGCTGGTCTGGACCTTCCCGACGTCCTGGGCATTTTTGGCGATATCCTTCGCCTGCTGCTCCAGTTCGTCGTTGGCCTGTTTGATATCGTTAGCCATGCCAGCAATTTTTTCATTGCTGTCCACCGCGTTCTCGATCAGGTCTTTGAACGTATCGGAGTCTTTAATTTCCTCCAGAATCACATCTGTGATGTCGGAAACATCGATGCTGGCCTGTCCTCGCACCCATTCCGTGTACCCTGATTCGTTGCCGCTGCGGTCCACCAGCTGCGCGCGGTACCAGAAAATCTGCCCAGCCTTAAGGCCCATCTGCTGATATTTGCGCTGCGGGTAAGGCACATCGGCCAGCAGCATCGCATCGTCTTCGGTACCGGTCAGACTGTACTGAATTTCCGTCTTCAGCGTGTCGTCGGTATTCGCCGGGAATCCCCAGTTCAGCTCGATACCGAATACCACGTTTTCAGAAGCGATAAAGCCAACCGGCTTCGGTGGATTGCCCACTTTACCCGTCAGAGTTTTCTCTTCTGAATATCCCCATCCGGATGAAATTTCTGCGGCATTGATTGCGCGCACGCGCACCAGGTAGCGTCCGGCATAAATCCCCGGGACGTCGAATGACGTGGTGGAGCTGCGCGGCACGTTAACCCAGTTCCCGTCGTTGCGGCGCCATTGCGCTTCATAGGCGATAGCGTTCTGCGCCTGGTCCCAGCTCACGCGCATTGTTTCGACGCTGATATTTTGCTGAACCACGGAAAACGAGCTGATCACGATATTCGCAGGCGGCGACTGGTTGCCCGGCGGGATCACGCTCACCGGCCGCTGGTCAATGATGGCTCCGGTATCAATGCGATCGAATTTATCCGGATCGTGATTTGCACCGACGATTGTGAACGTGCCGTCGTTATTATCAGTTACCGTAATAACGCGATACTGCTGTGCGTAGAGCTCATCAGACTCAATGACCCATACGGCCTCAGACACAGGCGTTTCGCTATAAGCGGTCGTAACGGTCACTTTATTGCCCGTAATCGACTGAATGGTGCGTGACTGTGAAACACCCGATGGAAGATTGACAATCATCCTGTCGGCTGCCGAAGCATCCGGCGCCCTGTCCAGCGTCAGCACGCGACCATTCACCGCAGAGATACGGCCACCCAGCTCGCGCCCGGAGAGATTTCGGTCCGCTACAGCGATTACATAGCCAGGCTGCGGAATGTTGCCATCTTCCCCTACATTGAAAGTAACAACGCGATCTTTGTTGTTGGTGAGGATCCCCCATCGCCCTTTGCGATTCGCTTCGGACTGACGGGTACAACCGATAGCCGTTATCTCAAGTTGATTAAACCCATAACGCGCAACCAGCGCCTGCTCAAAAACAGGCTCCATCGCATCAGAATAAGCGTTATCAGGATCAGACCAGGACACCAGCGCATTGGTGTAACGGTTCTTTGTGGTGCTGCTGGAATAGGTAAAGCGCCCATCAATAACGTTCGCATGCGTGTATGTAAAATCTACATCTCTCGGCATGTCCGCCAGCGCCACAATCTGGTCGTCGCCCCAGTAGGTCATCCCACGGAAGATTGCAGCAAAATCACGCAGAACCGTATAAGCGTCGTTGCGTTCCTGAATGTAGACGTTGCAGGTATAACGTGGTTCGGTACCACTTCCGCCTTTGCCGTCCGGTACCATTTAATCGCAATACTGTGCAACCTGGTAGAGCGTCCATTTATCTATGTTGGCCGTTGTAAGACGATCCCCAAGTCCGAAACGGTCGCTAACCACGAGGTCGTAGAAAATCCATGCAGGGTTATCGGTCCAGGCCCATTTAAATGTCCCAGTCCACGTACCGCTATAAGTGCGGGTTTCGGGGTCGTAAGTATCCGGTACGCGGATAACGCGGCCGCGGGGCTCGCAGGAGATCTTCGGGATAGAACCGTTAAACTGGCTGGAATCGAATTCGATATAGAGCAGCGCTGTGTTTGGATAGCGTAACTTGGCGTCAATTACCTCAGTAAAACTCTGCAGCGACATCGTGTCGCCGATCTTCGCGCTGTTGGCATCAGAGGTAATCTTACGCAACCGGATTGTCCAGGTGCTGCCAGCCTGAGGCAAATCAATACGGTGGCTGCGCTCGTAACCTGAAGTCGTTTTGCCGGTCACGCTGGTATTAAGTACCGCCTGCCATGTGCCGCCGTCCGTCTGCAGGTCAATCGCATAATTAACCGAGTAGCCGACGAGATCGCCGTCATCCTCCTGCTTGAAAAGCGAAGGCCATTTCAGACGCAGGCGAACCGCTGAAAGCTGCGTATTAGTAAACGTGCGCGTCCACGCTGTAGCGCTCGATACCTCAGTTCCCACGTTGATTTCGTTTTCGGTACCGGGTATGCCCTGAATATATTTTTGCGCCTGAGTTCCCGCGCGAAATTCCCACGTAACGCCGCTGAAGTTTTGAGAGCCGTCAGCATTCTCCAGAGCCGTTCCGTCCAGGTAGATATCTTTCGCCGTCAGCTGCCCGGCAAATTCCCCCTCTCCCAGTGCTACGAGGATTTTGGCTTTGGCTACAGATTGCAGATCATCAGGCTGTTCGGTAGGGGTTCGGGAACCGGAGCTGCCGCCCTTGCGGCCTTTTATAGCGATTGCAGTTGCCATATTGCGCCCATAAAAAAAGCCACCCGAAGGTGGCTTATTTCTGAAGAAAATTAGTTAGATGTTTGTTTCGCTAAATGGGTTTACAAAGTCAGCTTCAGCTTTGAAAAACGGACAATCGCTTGAAGTCGTTACTGACACAGAAAGACCGTTATCTTCAACGTCATATAGCTTTGAATATTTATCGGAAACTTTGCCAGAAAGTGTCTCGCGACAAATTACATCTCCGCCACGGTTTACTATTACTGTCGCATTTCCGCCGATTAGAATTCCGTCATCAACGCGATGCAGGCCTGAAATGGTCAATCTTAAGTATTTCTTCATTGTTGATCCTCAACGTAAATCCCGGCTGAAATAATTGCGCCGCCTATGCGTCGGCGACCATAAAGAAGCGGTACCGGATAGCCCTGCGCTGCGGTGTTTGTGACTCCACCGAACGCGTATGAGGCGCGGTTATCTGCAGATTGCTTACTGGCGAGCCCGGTTGTCTGTGGAGAAAGCATCTGGACTACGCCGCCGATCGCCATTGATGCCCCAATCCCCGCCACAACTCCCCATCCACCAGCGAAAGCGGTACCACCAATCCCGATCGCGGCCCCTCCCGTGACGAACGCAGCAACAGCGACAAGAGCAACCCCGAGGATTGTCTGAAACACCCCGGCTCGCTTACTGCCGATGATCACCGGCGCGATGCGGATTTCCTCTGTACTCCTGTCCATACTGAGCTCATCGTTTAAGAGGTTTCGTTTCCCGCTGAATACCGCATAAGTTAAACCTCGTTGCTTACTGGTATTCAGGAAACGCTCAAAACCCGGCACGATAACGCTCAGGGCACGGATGGCCTCTTTTGGTGAAGCTACTGATAAACGATATTCACGCCCGAATGTGGCACCTAGCACGCCGTAAAGCCGGACGGTTCTGAGCGGTTCTTTATCGAGTGAAATTGCCATATTTACTCCATAAAAAACCCGCCGATTGGCGGGTTCCGATTTGCTGGTCTGCAAAGCAACTAAACGCATTATGACTTGTCGGAAAACAGGTCCGGTTGATTTTGCTCATTCGTCACATCAGTCAGATAAGCTTTTCTGCCTGATATAACTAGAGTTCCTGTTAGTTTCATATCCGATGACTGTTCATGTGCTTGGATAGCGTCGTTGTAAAGATTCTCATCCAGCGTTACTTCAACATGCTTTGCCTTTCCTGTTTGAGCATTTTTTTTCTCAAAAATTGTCACGTTACCTTCACCGAAATCAAGCTCTCTAGCTAACTTCGTCACCCTTCCTACCAAAGAATAAAACGGCACTGTATACTCATTGAGATAATAGCCTATAGCCTTCTCAATTATAGGGATATGCTCAGATTTTACGGTTACAGATAAATGACTTACGTTGAGTAAGTCTGCGTAAGGTGAAGGTTGTAAGGAAATTTCGATCGATCTTTTTTTATCGCGCCCACTCAAACCGACCAAGGCTGAGCACAGAGATGCCCCCACACCAGCGCTCACAACCTCTTCAAAATATTTAAATTTACCCGTCTTACTGAACAACTCCACTGCATGATCAAGTTTAGTAAGGCTATGCATAACTCGGTTTGAGACACTTCGCCCGAACGGCTCTTTGAGATGATCATTTTGTTCTTCGTTTTCGAGAAGAACAGGCGACTCTATCTTAAGAACATAACTACCTATTTCAGTTTGGGATAACCTGAGATTGTCGAAATAGTTACTAACAATTTTTGGAGCCTTTCCGCTATAGGCTTCCTTTTTGGGACTAATCAGAGATCTTGCAGCAGATGAAAGCAAATCTTTCGCCTTGAGAAAGAGCTCAACCCCATCATTAAACGGTATGCTCCCATCACTGACATCATCATGTATGATTCTTATTCTGATAACGTCGTCACTTATCTCATTAATTTCTTGGGCAATTTGATCGACTGCTTTATCTTCTGTTTCGGCTAAAACTTCAACTAAATCCCTTACTCTTCTTGCATAGTCGGAAGCATTAGGGTTAATCGGCTGCAATATTTCATAGTCTTTATGTTTTTCTGACTCCCACAGCGTAGCTCTTCCTTCTAAGCCGGTTGTCGTATTCCAGCCCTTAGCAAGCAGATACTTACCAAATTCAGCAGTAGCAATAAATTGGATATTATTTAATCTCATGCTGACAGCCTCATCTTGCTTGCCTGATCCACAAACCCTCTTAAAACATCAACCGTAACGATCTGATTTTCCGGGATATGTACAGTTACACTGGTTTTATTCGCACTTTCGGGCAGTCCCTTAAGGGAAACCCAGTAGCATTGATTCTTAAGTGTAATGCCATCACCATTATGATCGATCCAGTCTGATAAGTTTTTTGGCAAATGTAAGACCATAAGGTATTGAGGATAACTGACATCTTCATCTCTTAGATGATCGTAAGTACGAATATTGATATCGTATGCAAAACAATCCCCCACCTTTCTTAAGCTTTCGGTTGCCTTTAACTGGATATCAATACCAGGATTGCGAATATAAGGCTTAGGATATCCCGTACCTTTGAGAGTGATATCAATACAATCGTTATCAACTGTCCAGTCGCCGGAGACCAGTCCCGCACACGATGCGAGAGCTCTGATGTAACCGACCTGAAATTGCTCTTTTCTGTGAGATATGTCCATTCAATATTCATCTTCCCAACACGAATAGAGGCACCTTCTATCCGTAGAAAATTCATAAATTTTACAGACATACTAACAATATCAGTCAAATGTGGTATCTGGTTTTTTGAACAGGCCCAACAACTGTACAAATAAACAGTATAGTTTCCTGCATTAGTTAACAATCAGTTTTTACCTATCAATCAGAACGGATAACATCAGTTTTAGACAAGAGTGTCTTAAAGTAACGAGGTTGTGTAAGTGATGCGGATGTCGTGTACTTAAGAAAAACACTGAATTAAATGCCGTTGAACATCGAAGAAAAGAACCTTTTCAGAGCAACAATATATGTCTGACAACCTTCGTGGACCTTTCCATCCAGTACCCTCCATAAGGAATGCGCTGGCTCAGATGCCCATAAAGGTGATGCAGTAGCATGTTGCCCTCCAGCAGAATCCCAGCATGATTCCACTTATCAGCCTGAACCTGCATGATCACCATATCGCCTGGTTTCGGTGGCCCGTCGAATTCACGAAATCCGCATTCATACCAGCAATCCTGATAGAAGTTGTCCGGATAGTCGTTCTCCCACCAGGGATAATCCACCCGGTAATCCTTAAGCTCGATCCCGTGCTCCTGCCGGAAATAACTCATCACTAGGCCCCAACAGTCATAGTGTCCGAGCACAAACGGGCGCCCGAGCAGAGGCAATTCACCACGTGGAGTAATGGTGCGAAAGTCACCTTCAGGCCAGCTCACGATATGCCAGGGTAAAAGGGTTGCATCACATTGAGCTTTATCCAGTTCGCTCGGTTGCGTCGTGGCATCAGGGTGACTGTGAGCGATGGCTATGATCTTCCCCCAGTCCTCAGCAGCTGCATAGTCTTCGGGGCAAAGTACAAAATTGTCCTCCGGCGCCGCGGCAAGATTCCGGCACGGGAAATAACGTTCAACACGGCTTTTCTGCGCCACCACACCGCAACACTCGCGAGGATACTCAGCTGCAGCGTGCGCCATAATCGCATCGATAGTTTTCTGACGCATATCAGCTCCTGATCAAAGACGTGCCTGGGAACCCACCGAACGGCAGTTCGTTGCCGTCTCCATGCCGGAGCTTACAGGCCGTCAGCGTGCCGTTGCAGACATCCAGTGAGGGATCGTCAACCGGGTTATTGTTTTTGTCGAAATAGCGGGTTCCGGCATAGTCGCAGCCGTCGCCGGTGCGATATTTATTCCGGATACACCAGGTACACAGAGAATGAAGTTGACGTGTAGGGATCATCTTTCCCTGTAACGACATCGGGCTATCGAGTACGAATTCGATACTTTCACCCGGAATTTCGCTGCTTTTGCTATCAATGTAAAAAACTCGTTTTCTGACCTGTTGCGGATCAGCTGTTGCGTTACCGGCTGGGAAGTTCTTCGCATCGAGATAGTGCGAATATGTGTCATGGATAGTGACTTTCGCCTGTAGCATATCGTCATAGGCAAGGCACAGCGCTGTAATCCTGCTATCAATATCTGCAACCGTCAGCGTTGGCTGGGCGCTGTTGCCTTCTGTGGAGGCTTCAAGCCCTTCAATCTGATACGGCCAGGCGGCATATTCTTCCCCCTGCCACCAGATGCTTTTCGCCTTCAGCTTTGATTCATCACCTCCAGAGGCGGCGATTTCTTCTTCTGTGTGCGGGAGGTTGTACGCGTGAAATCGCAGTACATCATCCACGCCGAACGTAGAGCCATCAACTTAGATAAGCCGGACTTTATTGCCGGGCTCAAGGCTTTGATAGTCTGCTGTGATCATGGTGCGTACGCCTGTTTGAATGTTGCGGAAATGGTCAGAACGTTGCTGGATAAGGGCTGTGACTTGATTGATTCGGCCTCAATCCGGTAGAGCCCAGTTTCGCCAACTGGCGATGCCCAGATGAATGATTTGGTGACGTGAGAACGAAAGAACTTCAGGGCCTGAAGCATGTCCGCCTTTTTCCCCGTGAGTGTGACAGGCCATGACTGTTTTTCAGGGTTAATGCCTTCCCCGGCGATCTGCTCATAGCCGTCGCCAAAGGTTGCAGAGCGCGTTTTAAGGCTGAACGCCCCTTCCATTCCCGCCTGTATCTGTGTTCGCCAGGTGAATGTTTCGATTGCCATGTTTTCTCCGGGCATAAAAAAACCCGCAGAAGCGGGTTTAAAATAAAACTTAAAAGAGGTTATTAATTCCTCCGCCCCATTTCATCACGCATGAAATCGAGATTAGATTTAAGAGGACTAGCTTCATTCTTACACTTGTCCAAATTTTCAGCTATTAGGTTCAGCTCCTCAGTACTGTTTGAGTACTTCTCCAAATCCATCATACTCATGCTGGCATGAACAGCATCTGTACCGCAGTTAACAAGTTGCTTGTTGTATTTGAACATCGCCCATTCGACACCTGCTATCGTCACCGGCACGCCCAACACAAAACCAATTAACCAAATAGCAATTTTTGCTTTCACTGAACAACTCCATGAAAAGTGCTTGTAGAGTGTTTTATCGGCCAAGGACTAGAACAACCTAGCGGATTTACGCGGTTTTACGCGCATTGATTCATTGGATGGTCGTTTTGCCTTCTAACGTGATTTCGTTGCATTCCAGATCAAACCACCTGGTTGGAGTTGCCTCGCAATCCCTGCACGTACTGACTGGTCAATGGTCTGTTTATAAGCCCGAGAAATAGCATCATTATTACCTGAAGTCTGCTGCTGAGAGTTCTGGCTTTGAACTACCACAGACGTTTGAACTGAAACGCCACCAGCTGCATTGGATTGCAGACCATACATTGGAGCAGTGCCAACATAGCCGCCTTTTGCATACCCCTGCGCTCCACGCATAAGCGCATAGAGATTGCCAATACCCAATGCACTGGTCGCTTCCTTCGTAAAAACAAACTCACCGCCGTGTACCACGCCTTTCGGTTGGTACTTACCACCATCACCGGTGTAGCCACCGCTATCGAATCCCGGAACCAGACCGCCACCAGCGAAACCAAAGAAGGCACCGATACCCGTTCCACCAAGGGCTGACTTCATTCCATTAACCAGAGCCAGTTGCGTCAGCATCTGGGCGATGCCCTTCAGGAAGGTAGTCAGGAAATCTGAGAAGTTAGATTTACCAGTAGTAAAAAAGTCGGTGAGCGTGCTGGCCATCCCGGTGAACGCATTGCTGGTAATCGTCTGCACCTGCGAGTAAACATTGGTCGCGCTGTCCTCAAATTCAGCCCAGCCCTTTTTCGCGCCAGTCAGCCAGTCGCCACGTAACCGGTCCTCTGCATCATAGTAATCATTCGCCGCTTTAAGCTGCTTCTGATAGTCCTCGTCGGCAAGTGAACCTCCAGCATTCTTCCAGCCAGCGGCAAGCTGACTTTTCGCGAGTTCACGTTGTGCCTGACGGTCACTCATCCCGGCACCGTTCACTAATGCAGCCTGCTTCTCTGCCATCTGCGTGACGTATTTCTGCGAGGTATCCATTCGCTTGTTAAGCTGTTCCTGTGCGGTAATCTGATCCCCTAACAGGGCTTTCTGCCGTGCCAACTGAAGCACCTGGTCTTTACTCGCCAGCAGGGATTGTTCCTGCTTTGTCAGTGAACGTGAACGCGAGGCCTCCTCCAGCACCTGAAATTTCGCTTCAGTCGTCCACAGATCTTTGCGCTGCTGGCTGATAGTGTCGTTCAGCCCTTTATGCTGCTGCAGCGCGCGTAACTGTGCCTGAAGCGCCAGTAGCTCGGCCTGGGCAGCATCCGTACTGCGATCGCCAGCCGATAAAGTGCCCTGCTTTCCGGTTTTGGTCTTTTTACCAAAAGAAGCGACTCCTTCTCGATCCTTCTGGGTGGTTGCGGTACTTATCTTTCTAGTCGTATCGAGGTATTTACCTGCACTGATATCAGCGGCATCCCAGTCTTTTTTCAGCTGAGAGACGCTGTCGCCATAAGCGCCGGCCATCTGTTCGTTGTAGTCCTGCCATCCCTGCAAAGTATCTGTTTTCGCCCAGTCGGGAACGAGGTTAATCGCGGCAGCGATAGAGGAAGAAATGATCTGGTTCAGCTTCTGGAAAACGATCGCAACGCTGTAATAAATTGCGTTGAATTCCTTCAGTGTGTTTGATGCCAGTTCAGCTACCCACTGACCGATACTCTGCATGGCCTCAGACGCCCAGCCCTTGATATCCAGCCACAGGCGACCAAACGGCGTCAGCGAGTCGTAAGCCTGTTCTCCACGTTGTGCCATCGTATCGCCAAACAGGTCCATAGCCTGCGTAACGGCCGCGGTCTGGTCCTTTTGCTTTATCAGATCGTCAACATGCTTAAGTTGTGAAACGGTCAGGAAATTATATTGTTCGTTGAGACTCTGCAGCGCTTTAACAGGGTCTTTTTCGATGTCCTTATAGGCTTTGGTGATGTCCTGCGCCGAGACTATACCGGTCTGAACCGCCAGCGCCGTGGAGCTCGCTGCTTTTTCAAGTTGCTGCTGTGTCAGCGATCCCATGCCAACCAGCTCAGTCATCAGACTCTGAACGGTTCCTACTGAAGCGCCAGTAGAGGCAGCAATAGACTGGGAGGAAGCCATGATCTGAAGCGCTGACGTGCCGGCAATATTGCCAGTCCTGATAATGGCCTTGTTGATTTCGTCGTAGGCGGTGAAGTAGTCCGATCCCGCTTTGGCCGCAATCAGTACAGCACCGGCCAGGCCGCCAATTGCCACTCGGGCAGGGGTCACCATCGACAACATCGCATTCAGCGCATTGCCTACACCGCCAAACGAGTCACGTAGCTGACCGCCCTGCTGAATAGCAACCATATAAACCGGCATACCGGAAGCCAAGGAGGTCACAATGTCGGTCATTTGCATCGGGAGATAACGCATAGCATTGCGATATTGGCCCGCGCTGATAGCCCCGGACTTCCATGCTTCTTCCTGCTCTTTCAGCTTTGCGATCATTGGTGCAGCACGATCGGATACGCCGAGTTGGGCAGCTTTTAGCTCTAACAGTTCTGCGCGCGTTTTTCCGATTGCTGTGACCTGCTCCTCCAGCGAATCGATAAAGGTTTTGCCCGCTGCAGCTGCCCGCTGCGCTGCCTGGGTCTGCTCAATGCGAGCCCGCCCCTCTGCGGTCTCAGACTCCATTACCTGTGCCAGTTTTGCCCGCGTCGTCTCAAGCACGCTGTTGTAACGAGTAAAATCCTCGTCTCCCACCAGCCCTTTACCACGAAACTTCGCCAGGCTCTCCTGGATAGTGTCCAGCTCATCCAGCGCCTTGTTTACCGGACTAATTTTATTCAGCAGGTTCTGCAGTTCCTGACGCTGCTGCTTCAGGCTTTCGCTGTTCTTCTTCTGGTTATCGATGCCGGTGCGGAACGTACTGTTCAGGTCATCCGCTTTACCTGCAGCGGCGGACGCGGTCTCCTGGAAGCGATCCAGTGCCTGGTTACCACGCTCCAGCTCACTGGTATTTACGCGCAGGGAAATCGTGGCGATGTCGTTACTCATTCCGCCCTCTCTTTATGCATAACTTTTAGTGCGGCGCTCTCCATGATTCGGATATCCGAAAGCACGGTTGCCTCGTCGTCGACGTGGTGCAGGCGCATCACCCAGGGCAGCACGTTGTAATCAAGCCCTGATGCGCCTCCCATACCCGTGCGCCACTGCGTGCTGACAGCCTGAAACACCAGGAATGAAGGCCATACATCTGGCCAGACGTCGATGTGTTGATCGTCGTAATCATCCGGCGTAAGCCCGTATGGTGCCAGGTCTGCCGCTGTGGGTTCAGGCGTATAGAACGCAGAGGCAACCGCTATCAGTTTTTTTCGCGCTGCCCCATCAGTTCGCGATAGTAGGTTTCCGGGATTGCCTTCATTGCAGCCGGGTAGTTTTCCAGCAGCAATGACAGATTTTCCACGTTGAATGTATCGGGGAGCGCCCAGCCAGAAATAATTTCCATCAGAAAATCAGTGGCGGTTTTGCCTTCCAGTTTTTCAAGATCAGCCAGCTCTTTAAGTGGCTTGTGATTGAACGTGAAGGTCAGTACGCCATCCTCATCGCCAGCGCGCGGGATCGAGACGTTGGCCTTGAAGGTTGGTTTGGGCTGAAGGGTGAATTTAGTCGCCATTGATACCTCTTACGAAAAAAAGCCTCCGCAAAGGGAGGCATAGAATATTGAAAGCTCTGACGGGTCAGGCGGCAGCGTCAGTCACCTTGTAAAACGTCATCGCCGGTGACTGCAGGTTCAGCACCACACTCACTGTCTCTACCTCGTTAACCGCAGTAGTCGGCGTATCGTCAAAAGATGCCGTGGCCGCCCAATAACGGTTCTCCTTCGCCTTCGGCACGTACATGTAAGCCGCCACGGTCTCTTCGTCTTCGTCCAGCTGGCGCAGCAATGGATATACCGGGAGCGTGGAGTCATGCGCGATCGAGTAGGTCTGCGAGACTGCGGATTTATAGGTGTTCAGGTTGCGCTGGCGATCATCGCTGAGGAACTGAATCTGCGTGGTGTTCTGATCACCACCGGATTTCGATACCTCAGTGATTTGTGGCAGTTCGGTCCATTCTTCAATTTTGCGAATAGAGCCGGAACCGCCACCCGCCGCGTATTTGTTTTTGTTGGTGGTATTGATGTTGCGAAGAGTGACAGCATTCTCCGCAATCGCGTCGATTTTCGCGATAACGTTATCAATACCCGACCAGTTGCAGTTCACGTGAACGATATCGCCGACCGCAATATCGTCCGCGGCGCTGACGGTGATCACCGCGTGCTCAGCATTCGTCGCGCCGGTGAAAGTAATGGCCGGGCCATAGCCCGACGCCAGATAAACATGAGCGCCGTTAGGCAGTGCAAAGCCCATAATGGTTTCTCCTTCAGAAACGGGAAAACCGGCTCAAGGCCGGTCAGTTGTGGGACATCAGAGGGGAATCAGCTGTTAATGTCTGCACGATAATTCAGGCTGACAGGAACGGTGTAGGACACAGGTGTAGGGACGCCGCGGAATATGCCAGGCGCGCTGCTAATCCAGCAGGTAAAGTCTTTGCCTGCAATTTCCAGCCCCTCGGGGAACAATTCCGCTACTCTGCCCGCCAGGGCAACGACGGAGATACGGCCGGAGCCGGCTGGCGCCACGACATTAATCTGGTACACGCCAGAATAAGTCCGGCAGCGCAAGCCGAGATCGATTGTTCGCGGCGTAACGGGCATATCGTGAACGGCCAAGTACATCTCGTTAGCAGGAAGTGTAAACGGCACGTTCTCCCATGCAACCGAAATGCCCTCGGCATCAGCCCAGGTACCCAATCTGGCGGCCAGTGCAGATGCAATATTAGGAATCACTTAGTCACCTCCCTGACAGCTTCCTCAAAGAAGCGTTGAAACTCAGCTGCAGTTATGCGGACCATGCCGCCCGGAGCCTGTGTGGAATGCCCCATTTCAAGCGGGTAGGCATAGGGCACGTTGTTGCAGAAATAAATGGCCTTCATCCCGACTTTGAAGAGCGACAGCGTGTAGTTCCCGGCCGCTTTTGTCAGATCACCTGTCTTATCAACCCGGCCTGTCTCGTCAGTCGTTGGCGCATCAAAGGACACCTGCCAGTTACCGCGAAAGCGTCCGCCCGTATACCCCGGCGGTGCTTTGATATCCATCCCATCCACCACCCGGTTTTTTTTCTTCAGTCGCCCGGTTTTGGTCAGGTTATCGGGATTGGCCCGCTGCGCCTCGTTGTGGTCGTAAACAGCGCGATTATAGGAAACGGCTGTCTGGTTAACTTCCCACAACTCCGGGTTACCCACGGGCGACATCATTACAAGCTGGTTGAGTATTTTAATACCCACCGTGCGCACCACAGCTTCTTGATTCGCTTTGGCCTTATTGACGAATGCTGTGATTTCAGCGAGGAATGCCGTGTTCTCTCCCATGCTATGCCCTCAACTGCGCTTTGTAGCAGAGTACCAGCGAGGCAGGTTTTGCCGGGTTGGGTTTCACAACGCGGTAGGCTGTGCCGTCTATATCAACCACATCGCCGATTTTAATTTCCTGCTCTGCGGTAAAGACGATTCGAACATCACCGTTTACGATGACCGTTCCATCAATTTCGCCTGGCGCGTATTCCGTTTTAACGCCGATCGCAGTGAACTGAACATCATCCGTTTTATGCTCGACTCCACCGATAACCGTTACTGAACCCTTGCGGGTGACGTTGTATAACGCTCCGTTCTGCATGAGCATACGCGTTGTTCTGGCCTGCATACGTAGGTAATCAATCGCCATATCAGGCCCTCTCTGCAAATGCATTAATGGCGTAACCACGACCACCAGCAAGGTCGCCCAGCAGCGCCATGACAGCAGGATATGACGGCGTGAAAACTTCACCATCTGCGACCGCATAGGTCATGGTGACAGCACCTTCCACACGTTCAGTTTTCACAGCGGCTTCGCGCACGCTGGAGAGTAAATTTCCGTCGATTGCCTCTACCGCCAGCATGCACTGGGCGGTTATAACCTGCCGTGGAACTTCATCCGGCGGGAAATCATGTTCATCCAGAACGACATTCGCACGTGGCCAGGCCAGCGGCTGTTGAGGGTCTGCTTTTGAGCCAACCCAGTCCAGCCCCTCCAGGTAATCCATGGCCTTAATCAACAAAGGTGTGAGCTTGTCAGGCAGTTCTATGCCACGTATTTCCGCAAACGAGGCAAGTTCCTCTTCACTGGCGTAGCTGTTGGCATCAGGAGAGGTGATATCGGTATTGATCATCGAATCATCCTGTTTATGGGGCTTTCGCCCCATTCGTTATTCTCCGGCAGGCGCAGTGAAGGTGATCTCATCAGTGGTTTTCGCCACTCCTTCAATCGTGCCGGTTACCGTGAAGGTGCCAGCAACGTCTGATGTGAGTTTCACTGTTGCACCACCAGCAGAGCCGGTTTGAGAACTGGCCGTGCTAAGCGTGCCGCCTGTAGACGTCCACACGACGGTTTTACCGGATACACCGTAGCCGTTCAGCGTGTACTTCAGAGAAACAGTTACCGCATCTGTGCTGTCAGCGGTTGCGGAGGTTTTATCCGCTGACAGCGTTACTCCCCCACTGCGGATTCCAGTTTGATCAGCACGCCTGCCGTTGATTTGTTGCTGGTGAAGTGCTTCTTCCAGTTGCCAGCAGTGCCGATGGCGGTCAGGTCAGGGTTATCACCTTTGGCGGTATCCCAGCTGTAGCCCAGCAGATCAACGTTCACCACGCCTTCAGCGCGATAGCCAACCGCAAGGTTTTCCTGATCGTTGATATCGTAGGAACGGAAGCCCGGCGCCTGAGACTCGGTAACGGTAACCGCTCCAGCTACCAGCCCAAGGATCGCATCAGCATCCATGGTGTCGGTCACCAGCACAGGTTTACCCAACGTACCCGGCTGCCCGCCGTAAATCACCACGCCCGCTTCTTCGTAAATTTTGTTGGCAATCGCCTCATCCACAATGTCGAAGTAGGTCGCGGAGTGCATCACGAACAGAACCACTCGGTTAAACTTGTCGCCATATTTGCGCAGGCCTCGCGTCAGGGTCTTTTTACCGTCGGTCTCAATGTCGGCGGTTACGACCATGTCGGCGTTAGCACCAATCGCCGCAGTCAGCGCTTTCAGGCCATATTTCACATAGCCTTCCAGCGTGGCATCTGCGACATCAACGCCGATCACTTCGGAGAACTCATCAACGGAGCGGCCACGGCGTTTAAAGGCCTCTTCCGTGGTTTCATACGGACCGTATTTCCACGGTGCTTTAACGGATACCGCTTCACCGGCACCGATTTTTTTACCTGTGACTTTATCGACAGAGTTCACATCGCGCGATTCAATGGAACCACCAACTTTGTAGAAGGCGCGTTTACGGAAGTCGCCTTCAATCAGTTCGTTATCCAGCAAAATCGCACCGTTGGAGGAAGCGTTGAACACTTCCAGATTGTCCTGGCGACGCTCAAGAAACGCGGTCTGCGCCAGATCGTCATAAATAACCAGGTCGGTATTAACAGTCGTTGCCATGGTTTAAATCCCTTATTTCGGAAGTTTGAGGAAGGCCTGCTGGCCGTGTTTGCGGATGTAGTCCGCTTTGTCGCTGGCGCTCATTTCGGAACGTTTCAGGCTTCCACCACCGTTTGGCTTGTGTCCGCCCGCGCCCGTGCCTTCTGCGCGAGGGAACAGATGCGGAGCCGTCTCCTTGAGTGACTCCGCCCACTCGAGCGGGCTTAGTGGGGTTTTGCCGTCTTTGCCGAACAGAACATCGCCATTTGCATCAACCGCTATGGCCTCGCCTTCGTCGTTGAGCTGGAATGTGCCTTTGGCACGCAGAATCAGATCGTCAGAAGCTTCAGGCAGCGCGCCCGCTTTAGAGGCTGCTGCCCGGATTGCATCCCCGAGGACCCGATCCCGGAATTTGTTGGAGAACGCTTCAGCTTTTTCCGCGCGCTCGTTTGCCGCTTTGATCTGCTTATCAACGTCAGCACGCAGACGCTCGGTACGCTTATCCAGCACCTCGTCAATTTTTCCGGCGGCGATAAGCTTCGCCTCTTCATCGTCAGAAAAACGCTGGAGAATGCCGCGTACAGCGTCTGGATCGATACCGTCAAAGCGCGACAGGTTTTCTTTTTGCTGTTTGATGGTGCCCAGCAGTTCAGAGTTTTTCGATTTCAGGCCAGTGACTTCACTGGTCACACGCTCATCAATCAGCTTCTGGATTTCAGGGGTGATTTCGATACCGCCACCACCACTGCCCTCACCGCCGCTTTCAGGTGCGTAATATTTCAGAAGCATGTTTCGAATTAACATAATTTCCCCTCGGGATTTAGTCGGGCCTCGACCATAAAAAAGCCCCGGCGGATGCCAGGGCGTGTAGAAAGTGATGGTTGTCAGGTTCAAGCGCCTGATAGCTGCTTAAGACGTTCCAGGCTGATCCACTCGCCTTTGTCAGTGAACATATCAGCCAGGTCGATTTCACCCGCGCGGAACAGACGGCCACGCTCGGCACCCAGAACCTGATCCTGCCTTTGAGCTGGCTGACGCGCGAGCCATTCAAGATACGTGGTTTTAGCAGGTACCTGCCCATCCATGCTGGCACGAGTGCCCTCGTCCATCTCATCAATATCAATGCCGAGTTCGCGCCAGGACTTAATAATCAGGGTTTCAGTAGAACGGCAACAGAAATGAATTTTCCCGGGCCCTTGCAGGTAAGGTACTTTGTGCCCGATCGGTTTATTATCCAGGGTGTAGCGCAGCAGGTCGCGAATGATGCAGTCGTGACTGGTTTTATTGTCCAGCGTAGACAGCCACTGTTTACCCTTCACGATGTCGCTGTGGGCGCTGGTGAAGCTGTTGCGTGCGGTGGCAGCCAGATGATTAACGGCTGTTTTAGCGATGCTGGCGGCGTTTGCCCTGCTCATCTGGAGCGCGCCGTCGCGATAGTCTTTATTGGCATGGCCGCGCACGCTTCGGGCGATGGTTTCAACCGTGTCGCCAGCAAGGTAGCCACGGCGTACAGCGTTTATGACCCGCGCCAGCCTGTCCGATTCCAGATTCTCCGCCCACTCACTCAGCAGGCGCCCCTGAAATGGCTGAGCCATCGCCGCGGCATAAACCATATCGGCGGTGATTCCCTGTAGCGGGTAGCGTGCCAGCACCTGTGAGGGAAGAAGGGAATCGAACAGGCTCAACTGATGACTGACCTCGTTCCTGGAAAGCGCCAGCAGTTCCCCTTCCAGACCGGACTGCATTGAAGCCACGGCCTGATGGTTAAGTTCGCGTACGCTGCCAAGCAAGCTTTCCAGACGTGTTACCGTGAAGCTATCAGCCGGAAGCCGATCCAGTGCATCCAGCAGACGGGCAGACAGTTTTGCGTCCGTCTCGTTGAGCAGCTTCACCATCCGGTTCGCCACGCCCGTCGCATAGCGGCTAATCCAGACGGAATGGGCAATGGTCTCATCCCGCAAGATTTCGTTTACAGTTGCCATATCAGCCCCCGGTCAACGTGGGGGCCTGGTTGCGGAGCGCATCAATCACATCATCCGGGCTGTCTGCCGGGTTGATGAGGTCGAGTTTCTGAAGCGCCCGAATCATGTCAGTATCGCGCAGCGCGCCGGACTGCCAGGCGTTCACAATGGCGGTGACCATCCCGGATTCGGCAACCTTCGCTATAAATTCCTGGTTGATGATGTAAGCTGGCTCATCCCCATTAATGCCCAGGTACTTTGCACACCAGCCCAGCGCCAGCGTGTAAGCCTCAGAAACGTTCGAAACGCAGATACCTAGCACCGATGTTGATGATGTCTGCTCACCGCTCGCCTGGGTAGCAGTCTTGGCCGTGGCGTTCTGCTCAATCAGTCGGGCGCCCAGCTGCACCATGTAATCGCGCTTGCTGTCCATGGCCTCTTTAGCCAGCATGTTCGGCTGCGCCTGGGCATAGCCAAACGAGCCATCCTTAGGAAGCAAAAGCGGTGATCGGGAACCAATTTTCACGCCCTTCTTTTCGAGGTGATCGCGCCAGTTGGTATCAAGCCCAGTCATATACGGCTGCACCTGACCACAGAACCACACGCTGTCCTCATAGTCAGCGCTGTTTCGATAATGGCCATGGTTTATCTCCACAAGCGCGGCCAGCGGTGAATCATCGATAGTGGGATCGTTGTTCTGAGCACCGACAAAGGTGAACGGGATTTCATCCCAGTATTCCTTTCCTTTAGGCTTCGGATGATATTCGCTGTCGACGGCATAGGTTCCGCTTGCAGTGCCACCTGCCAGGCGCCATACACGGCAGATAAACTTCCCTTCTTCCAGCGCCAGCTCGCGGTACTGAATTTCGTCCTTGTAAGCGTAACCATCCGGCTCTTCTACGCATTCGCGCAGGACCACCAGCACCAGCTGATCGCGTCCGTTAATGCGCTTCGTTCGCCAGTTAATGATGTTCTCTGTCGGATAGCGGAGAATGATCGCTTCGTCTGATGCCTCTGCATAGTCAACATAAAGCCCATCTCGCGCCACCTCCAGCACGTTCTCGACCACCAGCTGTGACTGCTGATAAATGCTGGTACCCGCCCCGTCAGCATTATCCAGCAGGTATTTCAGCTTCTCCGGGCCGTTAAACGTTGGGTCTTTGCGATACGCCATGCCAAGCATGCCGATCTTCGTATTGCCAGCAATGGCGTAAAATACAGCGCGGCGCAGATAGTCCTCGTTGCGCTTACGGTTGCGCGTGGATTTATCGGTTGGATCGAGATAAGGCAAGTACTTATTGCCCGCCGCTTTTACGGCCTCAGCGCCTTTGCAAAAGTCTCTGTATTTCCGCCAGGCAGCAGAAGCCGCCCGGTGTTCTGGTCGAACCCAGGTGATGTCGTCGTTTGCCATATCAGAAAGTGGTGTCCATGGTGATTGAGTATGCCGGTTTAACGATCGGGTAATCCTTCACGATGAAGTACCCACCAGCATCATTGGGGTGATCGTTATCAGCTGATTTGTCCGGTTCGCCATTGGCCGCCCAGATTTGCTGCTCGAGGCTCTCGGTGTAAACCGGGCAGTTCTGGACGTTCACCAGATAGCGGCGTTCTCCGTTGGCGTTGCAGAACATGGCGTTCATTGAGTTGATACGGTCTTTAACCGGCGGGTTGGCATCATCAACAATGACGCTGAATCCGGCATCGTTGAGCTGAGCAATATCGGTCTTGCTGGCGTTCTGGGACTTGCGGGAGTCGCCTGACGCATCCGGATAGATGTAAATCTCCCTGCTTTTAACGTATCGGCCATCCTCGTAGCGCCAGAACTCTTCCTGGATGCGCTTAATCATCGCTGGCGTGTCGTAGACCTTCACCACCTCACGGACCGCGCGCGGTAGGCCATTACGCTTAACGTGAACAATCGCGGCCATTTTTCCAACGTTGAAGTCCATACCGATAAACAGCGGATCCCCGTCCTGAATCTCATCAGAACAGTTATTCAGCTTGCGGTTAAAGGTGTGGTAAATGGTTCCGCTATTGAGGTTCGTAAACTTCCCGCGCAGATAGGCCTGAATCAGTTCATCAGGGTAAGAACTCAGCAGTGATGGGATGTAATCAGGCGGTAGATTCTTCGCATTGTCGAACGTGCTGGCCTGAATCAGGCCATACAATGCGGCAAGCTCTGGCTTTTCACGTACCGCCTTCACGAACTGCTGGTAGACGAACTTGAAGCCTTCCGGCGTTGTCGTGACGTCAATTCCATTTCTCAGACCGGGAATGTTGTAACGCATACGTGCGATGATTTTTCGCCATGCCTGCTGTGCTTTGGCTGCCGCCATGACGTCCAGCTCATCCACCATCGCGTTACCGATTTTAAAGCCGACTATCGAGCCGGGTTTCTCCATCGAACGGCAGATGGTTGTCCCGCGGTAGCGCCGCCCCTCGTAAAAGTGAACCTCTTTGTTCCCCTCGTTGATCTTGACGCTCAGCCCCCAGTCAAAGGCCACCTCTTCAATCGTCGGGTAGAAGATGTCACGGATCTGCGGGTACGTCGGCGCGAAATAACCCTGGTTGATTTTAGGGTGCTCCCACATCCCCTTACAGATGCCCCCACACCCCACCCACGTCTTACCGGAACCGAACCCGGCAACGTAGGCTTTAAACTTGTGCTGCATTGCGAGGAACCGCGCCTGAGGAATGTTAAGTGTCGGGCTGATCCCCATCGTCCGCCCTCGCGTCTACTACGTTGATATTGATTTGAACAGGGGTTGGCTCGTCGTCCTCACCATCACCGGTCAGCTCCTTGCGGAGTTTCTCAACCTCCAGCTGCCGACGTTCGATTTCAATCTGCTGCAGGCGCTGCGCAAACTCGCTATCAGCCAGGCCCAGGCGCTTCATGACAGCTTCGAACATTCGCTCGCGGCTGATTGCTGTGATTTCGACGCCATTTTTGCCGACCTTTACACCGGAGTAAGCGAGCCGAGAAGCTGCCGGGAGTTTGCGCGTATCGGGGAAATAAGGCTGGCCAATGCCGTCGCCATTGCAGCGTGGGCATTCTGGATTGGGCTCTCGGGTGTGGTCGTAACCGTAACCGCCAGTGTCCTCGGGTGGTCTTACACCCTCTTTGCCTTCAGTCTTTGCGAGTGTTTCGTCGAACTCAACAGCATCGCGCCACTGGTAGTGATGGCCGAAGCCCCAGCAGTAGCGACATGCACCGCGGCGATACTGCGAAAGCTGGTTTGCATCGAAGGTAGCGAGCTGCCACATCTGCGCAAGGACTTCATCAGCACTTCCAAGCGTGCGCGCAATGGAGGCTTTCTGCTGTCGAGCAATAGCCCGCGCAACCTTAACATTTGATAACAGCCGACTTGATTGCTCCCTCGCGGTTTTCTTGCTGTACCCAGCTCGGATAGCAGCCCGAGTGGCGTTGTTGTCCTTCAGGTACTCCGCGACAAATATTCGCTGCTGAGCAGTAAGTTCTTCATCATCCACCAGCACTTCTGCGCTTTGATCTTTCTGCGCAGTGCGCATTTTTTTCTGCGCCGGTTTTTGCGCAGTTTGCGCAGTAGGTTTTTTTATATATCGACGGGCGGTAGCGTAATTCAGTCCCTGCGCTTCACACCATTCCTTTGGTGATACGCCGGTTGCGGCATGCTCGGCCAGGAACCGTCGCTGAAGCTCGCCCCAGTCCGGTTTTGCCATGAATATCATCTCAAATTGTGATACTTATCAAAAGTTATTGGGTTGAATTTATAGCGACTATCCCAATATTTTCATTGGCACTTTGCCGTTTACATTAAGGACTCAGAGAATGGCTCAATCTCCACAACAGCAAAAGAACCCTGTCTATAAAATTGGCGACCAAGTAGTTATCAAATCTGGTGGTCCAGTGATGACTATCGAAAAACCAGTCAGAAATATCGATCAGATATTTGTTGGTACGTATAAATGCCAATGGTTCGCGGGTAAAAAGTTGGATACTGGAACTTTTCCTGAAGCCTCACTCGAACCATACATCCCAAAGCCTTAAACCCGAACAAGTATTTGCTCTCTGTTAATGATGTATGCATCTGGATGCAGGCCTGTATGCAACAGAATGGATGTTTATATCAACAAGATGTTGTTGACTACCTCGTTAGAAATGGTAACGAGCAACACTTGAAGGAAAATGCAGATGGCAATCAAGCACTATCACCAAAGATAATTGCTAAATTTAGGGTCGATAGCGGCAAAGATGTTGTTTGGGTAAAGCCAGATATGTATTGGAGATATCGCGTTCCCGAGGACGAACCAGGACGTGAAGCGCGTGGTTAAGACAGGGCGATAATCGCCCTTAACCAGTATTGATGCCCAAAATCATATAGATTCGAAAGCTATCAATATCAATAACATAGTAAAAATCAAGAAGAAAATACGAAGCTTATTTTGAAATTTAATTGGTCAACGCTTTATCAGTCTTTCTATTCTCAACGCCATCCTCAATATATGGCTTTGAACAACCATGACAATATGATTCAAAATGCTCTAAATAGTAATCTATCTCACTGAATGTAAAGTCTTTTTGTGGCGGATATTTAACTTCAAATCTATTATAAATGTGTGAGATTAGGCTCATTCCGTAGTCTACACAAGCCTGACATTTCTCTGCCCTCTCATCATCAGTAAAGCTACTTTTTCTCTCAGAATCAAGGGTAGCTGCTGAAGAAAAATCAGCCAGAAATTCATTATCAATTCGAATGTCTCTGTTGGCTAAGATGTTGAAAAAATCGCCAATTTGAGTAGATTTCGCACTTACCGCAAGAGAAAATTTAAGTGACTCTTTACGTTCATCGTCATCTTTTTTCATCCAAAAAGTTACGCTTAAGTCTATTATTTCATAGCACAATTTTATCAAGTGGTCTGTAATCGACTTGCTTTCTGTACGTGTCGATATCTTCTTTGCGTTGCGATACACAACCTTCCAACCAATAAAGACTGCTCCCAGGCTACTCAAACTTATAATCCAAGCATAGCTTTGAACATCACTTAAACTCATTTTGATTCCTAAATCTGAAGTGGCTACTTAGGCTTCTTTAAGTTGAGGCGTTGCCGCTTTGATAAACTTTCTAATTTGAATTTCGTAGATAGGCGTTCTTGCCTTAATAACTAGACGATTCAATATGTTAGATTTTTCCAAGTTTTCTAATCGTACCAATCCTCCAAACGCCTCTTCTAAGAATGATGAACCGATAACTAGAGCAATACCATCAAAATCAACTAACACTTGTTCAGAATCGCTACCACAAAACGCAGAGACAAGATGGTCCTTGCGGAATTTTTCACCATTGTTAGGACCATCCGACGAAAATCGCCCAAACGGTGTTTTAGAAAAATCTTTAGCAACATTAATGAATTTCATAACCCTACCCCCTGTTAGGTGTTAGTGCCCAAAGTATGATAGTGCCAGGAATTCTAGGTCTCAGTGTATCAATTCTGGCTCGAGTCTCCGATAAATCTGAATCCATTTCGTACAGACTTCCGCCAGAGAACACCATAAGCTTTTCATACTTAGTAGTACCTAGCGCAATAGGACGCTTGATATCCTCTGACCCGTTACCTCGATTGGGCTCACGAAATCTTGACCTACCACTAGTTAGAGCTTCAGAAACGAGGTTTTGTTCAAGTATAAACTGTGCAACTGAATCTATCTCTTCACCTTGATAGGATTGAGCTATACCCATGCCGAGATCACATATGATGAAAACCACTCTATCCTGCTCAGGATCAAACCATGCGCATTGCCACCAGCGCTTCCCGCCCATTAACTCGACACCCTTAGTATAGAAATCATGTTCGTAAGCATGATTTCTAACGTTCAACATAGCCTCATTCATCCCCATCATGAGCAATGTTGCTTGAGTTTCATCCAAAACGGCAGCTTTCTGCAGCATTGTCATCGTCGTTGAAAGCGCCAATTCGGGGGTGACAGAGGACTGAAAATACCTCTCCTGCTGCACCAACGCATCGAGTTTTTCATGGGTATTCGCAACCAAAGCTCTTGCTAAACCTGTTCTGACTATACATCTATGCCCTTGCGGGTTCGTCTCTTTTTTAGGAAAAGTAAATCGAACGCGCAACCTTTGTCCTATAACAAAATATGCTCTATTCAACACAGCAAAAAGCAATACAGATGCTGCTGCACTTGCATATTTTATTTGAGAGAGATCAATATGCACAGCTAAACGCTTCGTATGAAGGCTATCAATGATATCCCTTATGTAGCAAAGCGAATCTTCACGGTATGTGCTATCTGTGATGCACAGCATTTCCGGAGGAGTTAGAGTTTTGAACAATTATCGACTCCTTAATAATCTGCACTATACCTAACATGAATGCATCTTACTATGAAATCATTTATTTAAAAACAACCATTTACAGATACTGCAGCAGCTTTGACAAAATGAAAACGTTGCGTAACAATTCGAATTTGAATCATACCTGCTAAAACCTGATTTCATTGGCTCATTGCCAAATACGGTCGAGAACTTAAGTCAGACTAGCCCCAACGGCACGATATTATCCAAAACTCCTCTCGACTGCCTTAAGGCAAGCAATAACTTCCCTTTGAGGGCTGCAATAATAAAAATGATATTTTTCAATAAATTAAGTGGCTAACACTGAATAACATCGGCAAAATCTGCCAAAAGCAGCGCAATATACTCAAACTTAACATCAGTTTAGCGAGCTTTTCCGTATCAGCAGTTCTTACCGACGCTTTCCCAATCTCGAGACGTGCATTAACCGCATGTAAGCGCCGAGCCCTCTGATTAGCTTCTTCTGTTTTACTGGTTTTAACAAAATAGTTTTCTATCATGACAACCTCCTTTTGCTAAGGAGGTCGCAGGCAGTTCTTGGGATTTGTCTGATGAATCTTTGTTGAACCCTCAGCCTAAAGCTTCTACAACACTCCGCCTCATTGCCTTTACTCTTATAAGTCAGCAAGCGCAAATTTGCGTCGGCTATAACCTATTCGCACTCACCGAAACCAGTCAGTTAAGGCATTGCTCTTTGATGTAGTCCTGCAGATAACCGATCTGCTTCGTCACTGTGACGATTCTTTCTCTGAGGGTGAAATAATCCCGTTCAGCGGAGTCAGTAAGTCGGGGGCTGGAAGCATCGCCCATGCCGCCGGTGCTGGTCGCTCTGTTCGCGGGACATCTGGCGTTGACGTGCAGCCCACACTTGCCAGTGCTAACGCAACGCTGCAGATCTTCAAGCTGAGATTTCGCATCGGCTAATTCCTTCGTGTATTTGGCATCCAGCGCAGCGACATCACGCTGCCGGGTTTGCATGTCTTTGATGCTAACGATCGCCAGGCTCAGTTGTTCGGTAGCTTTATCGCGCTGGCCTTTGTAGGTGATGGCGTTGTCGCGGTAGTGGTTAATCGCCCAGGCCATAGATACAAGCAGGCAGATAACGACAGCACAGATGATTGCTGTTAATCGGCTCATTTCTGGCCCCATATGCAGACTTCGCGCTCAATCTCACGGCGCGTTACTAACCCTTTCCACTGCTTGCCGCCAGCATAAGTCCAGCGCCGCAGCTGATCGCACGCGCCGTTCTGGTCGCCCTGGTTAATTTTCCGCAACAACGTCGATGTCTTAAAATTTCCGGCGCCAACGTTATAGACGAACGAGTAAAGCGCACCGCGCATAGTTTCGGGAATTGGCTTCAGGATATACGGGTCAATCTGGCGGGCGACATTGTTCAGGTCTTTATTGAGTAGCGCACGACACTCTGACTCAGTGTAAGTCTTACCGAGCATGACGTCTTTTCCTGCATGCCCATAACAGACGGTCCAGACGCCGATGACATCCTGATAGGGTTTGTATCTCAATCCCTCTAGGCCATCGTTACCAGTTGGCCCGGTGATTAGCGCAGCGGCGATGGCAATCGCACTTCCGGCACCAATAACGCTGTTTCGTAGTGCTGGGGACATCATTCACCTCTCGCGGCCTTACGCCGATCTTCTTTAATTTTGAAGTACAGGTTCGTCAGGAAGGTCAGGAGGCCAAACATCAAGCTTCCCATGACGCCAATTGCAGCCCACTGTTCCGGTGTGTACCCATCAAGCAGCCTCTTGAACCAGAACAACGCGCTACCTCCTGAGGCGCCGTAGGAGATACCAGTAGTTAATTTGTCCATACGATACATGCTCTCACCTCGCAAGGTTAGCGGGTGCAATGTGTTTGAAATGAAAAGAATTTATGCGATTCTGTTTTGCCAAAAGGACAAACAAAACCATTTGAAAAAGATATTTTCGGACAGGAGAAGTCATGAAGCTCTATCATGGAACCTCATCAATTTCGGCTGCACTCATTGAATCATGTGGCTACATAGCGAAAGATGTCGAAAGAACGTACGGATTGGATAGCCCCTTAGCCACTACAAATGGCTACGTTTATCTCACCACCCATCCAGGGTATGCCGCATACATGGCTAACAAAGAAGCCTTGTTTAAGAAAGCGGACTTTTTTGTTGTCTACGAAGTCGAAGTGGAAGAGGAATTTCTAAAAGCAGATATCGACGAGCTCAGATATGTCTGGGATTTAACTGAAGATGATGCAATCAAATGCACGTTAACTGACTCGCTGAAAATCTCAATGTGTTGCTGCACACCTCAAAATCTTCACGTAGGAAAAGAGGTTAAGAGAAAAGTGACCATGCCATTCTCTGGGAATTACAGAGCTCCCTTATTAAAAATGTCTAGGGAAATAATTTGCTTAAGAAAAAAAAATCAAGAAGCATCAGCCTTAGAGATAATGAATCAAGTTGGCTGGGAAAGCCTGCTTGACTAAGAATCTGGCATAGCTGCTAATCTCAATCGCAAACAATCACCTTGGTGGAAGCAGCCGCTCTGACAAAACTTCAGCTTCACCGTTATCACAAAGAGCGTCTCCCTGCGTCAGATGCCAGACACCAGTTATAGTCTGGCCCGTTTCAAGATCATCAGTAACCTCATTGGTGTAGTAAGCAACCTGCACTCTGCCGCTGTGCTGAATCCAGTAGAAACCTTCTGTCATTGCCATCTCCTCACTGTTATTAGGTCAGTTTATAGCAGCGGCGAGAAGTATGGCGTTAGAAATACTTCAAAATGGATTAAGTCAAACATCCCGCCTGATAACGAGGAGCGTTAAGCTACATTTTATCTGTTGGGCCCAATTATGCCCACTAAGGCATCTCCGAAGGCGTTTTTGAAACCAGTAAGAAGCTCTCCTGGTGCGATTTGTATAAACAATCCAAAAACAATAATGGCGACCAGATAGAGTACAAATCCTCGTTTTTGCATGACACTAACCTCAATGGTAGTTAAGAGGTAGTCATTGTCTCATTTTGAATCTAGAGACTTATTCGTATAGCTATGCTTTTTTACGTCTATTCAGGTTGATTTTTGTGAGTGACGAGAACATTTGGGTAAGGCCATGCTTAGCTTATAAAAAAAGCCCCGCGGTGTTAACCGCAGGGCTTTAAACGAAGGCAATAACCCATCGTTAGAGCGAAATTACCACAGATTCGGGAAAAGTAAATAGCTCACGATAAATTCATGCTCTATTTTGTTATCTGCTTGAGTTGCACATCAGCCCACGCTTCTTCAATATCAAACTTGGTGATGAGCTGATCGTAAAATGGCTTAACAGACTTCTTCCATGTATCCAGGCTTATTGCATCCGTTATCTGACACACCGCTGCGTATGCCTCAGTCGATGGGATTCGTTCATACCCGCGCCCCATGCAGCGTTTGCAATCAGCCAGTACCGCGATGCCCTGCTGTTCAGTAAGAACCTGATTAATGGCTTTCCCGCGTCCATGACAATCTTTACAGGCACAACTAACGACCTTCTTACCCTTACACTGAGGGCACAGTACGCGCGCTACCTCTCTGATCTCCCTGCGCACCTCATACTCTGAAGGACGAATATCCTCAGCGCCCATGTTCAGGGACATCTTCACGAACCTCTTCTCTTTTGCAGGAGTGTGAGACTTCATGCTGAAAACCTCAGCGTCAATAAACCCTTCCCCATTGCAGCCATTGCACTGCTTCACGCTGGCGGCGCTGCGGGAATATTCCTCGAACGCGAAGGTGGCAAACTGGTGCATTACTAATGGCTTAACCCTGACATCCAATTTACGAAGCGCAGCAACCCGATCGCACTTGGTAAGCGCATACTGGGCCAGCAATTCGATCGCCCTCTCCCGATCGTTACTGCTGATCCCCATCTTCCCGAGAAAGGCGCTGTAACCCAAAGCTGCCCGTTCCTGCGTCATGCCCATGGCAGCCATGATATCCGTTCCGGTTAATGAGTCTGACGCCGTAGCACGCGGAGAGTCGCTAATCATTGTCGATTTGGCGAAATGATATTTGAGGGTATTTTCAAGATTCATGCGGTCTCCAGCTCGGTAATGGTGAGTTCTAATTTCCCGCCCTTAACGACAGGCATTTTCACAACGCGATAGTCGACCACCTGGCAGTCATCCAGCCAGAATCCCGCCTTGGTTAAAGCGTCGAATGCAGCTTTCTGCAGGTTATCCAGATCGCGGCGCCGGCGGTCGGGCATGTGACATTCAATACGGATTTTGAGTGGTGCGGCGGTGCGGATATTAAGACGAGCGCTTCGAATGACGCTGGCCACCGCATAGCGATACGCGACGCCATCAGCGCTGATATGCGTACGCCCGCGGTTATGCCGGTAATACCGGTTATTGCTCGGCGGCCAGGGCAAAATGATTTGATATGTCTTCACGTTCACCCCCACATCCGGTTTCGCCAGCGACTGTCCGGGCGCGCTGGTGTATTTGAGGTCGGCAGGAATGCACTGACAGTCCAGGTCACGTAATCCTGGTTTAGGCTGCGCTCAACGCGCACGCCGCGCGCTTTGTAACGCTTGACCAGTTCGTCGGCCTGTTCGGTGCTGCAGTCGGTATGATGGAACCAAGAATATTTCATACCCGTCACCCCGCAAAGCCAAGCAGCTGCGCGGCGACGTTTTCTGCCTCATCACGACTGCGGAATGAACGGGACAGGACCCAGCGCCAGAGGACATCGAGCGCAGCTTTATAGAGTTGTTGAAACTCGAGCTCGTCCATGTTGGCGAATGAGATGCTTCGAGGATGCTTTTTGAGTGTGCCGTCTGGTAGCTGAATGGCATCAAAGTGCCCTGCCTCGACAATCACCCAAGAGCGGTAAGCATCGAAGGATTTGCACAGGCTAATGCCATTCGTGACACGCCGGTAAGCAACCTGTTCCAGATACTGCTCAGCAGCATCGATCAGCGCCCCTTCATTCCCACCATAAGAAGAGAGGAACTTGGCATACCCGGTTATCAGCTTCCGCTCGTTACTCGAGATAGCCCCGCCGGTTGGTTCCCAGTATTCAAAACCGAGATTGAGAAGCGCGAAAAAGCGCCGGTGAAATGCCGGGTTTCGTACCCGCCTGAACTCGGCAACAAGAACATCGCCGAGCCGGGTTTTTGATTGCAGGATATCGCTGGTCTCGGGCGTTGCCGGGATCAGTATTCCTGAGTGGTGTTTGATAAGTTGTAATTCTAGCGCCATGGTTATCTCCGTGGCGCATCAGGTATAGGTTGTTCAGGCCTATGGAAGAATAATATCAGACGGTGGTGTAATTCGGTACCCAAGCCGTTTTGCAAATTGCATGAACCCGTTGAGAGTGAAGATTTCTTCCTCTTCGAGTAACGGTCGTAATGAAACTATTCCATTTACTCGATAAACCAGATATCTCCCTTCAGCCGGGAAGCTATAGATAACTGCTTTATCGGCCCTTCTGACCACGTCGTACCATTGATCATCTGCATTAAAGGCATCGGCACTACACAATATTTCCCCCAGAGCGACTTATTGACGCGGTAAACAGTAATCGGGAACAGCCAGGGGAACGCAAACAGCGATACTCTTTGAAACTGCTCCAGTAAATTTCACGGGATTAATAAAACCACTCGTCCGCGCTTTCCCAGGTCTCCTGAAGTATCTGCTCGACCTCTTTCTTGTCGCCTCCAAAAACGGTCAGACCATCAGTACTGGCTCGCTTTATTGTCAGCAGGCATTCATCGAACTGTTCGCTGAGTCTTTTGAGCAGTTCTGCCTCGAGCGCAGGTATAGCTCCATCAGGAAGTTTCTTCATGCGATCAATGGTTAGTTCGATTTTCATTTTCCCTCCGCAACGAATTACTGTATGCATGTACAGTATGTTTATAAACTTATGTAACGGATTTTGCAACGTTTTATGTGATAACAATGTATCGCACGGAGAATGTGTCCCCCCAAACAAGCAACAGGTAACTTCTAGCGTGAAGACTTGGAGTTTCTGTGGTTTGAGTGTTTTAAAGCGGAAGCATGAATGAACATTTGGATATGTATTATGGCTCACAAGCAACATGTCATGACCACACTCTCAAGCCAGAACCTGCCTTGTAGATTCGCGCATTGAGATCATCGTTCAAGTCCCCGTTGCAAATGTTCCCATCATTTGAATTAAAGATTTTTCAGCCATTGCCGATACTACTCTGGTCCTTGCTTGTGACGCGTTCAGTGTTCAGTGCTGTTTGCTTTGGCCATCCGGACTGATTACATACCGCCTCATCAAAGCCAATCCTTAATATAAAGGGAACTTATGAGATTAAAATATGCAGCACTCATACTCGCCGTTGCCATTACAGGCTGTGATGATAAAAAAGACGTGATCGGTTGTTCTTCTGAAATGACCCAGTCAGCGCTCATGGATTTATTAAAAAAATCTGCTTATGAAGGACTCTCTGAACAGGTCGACAAATATCCTGACGTCACAAATCAGACCAAACGAAGCGCCCTGGACAAGATAAAACTGGTCATCTCTGAAATCTCCACAACCTCAAGTGACACGGGTAGCACAATGAAAACGTGTGAAGGTACTGTGACGATGACCCTACCTGCGAATGAGTACGCTCAGCTTTCTGATGCTTACAGAAAGAACTTTAACCGTAATCTCGATAAGCAAATGGAAAGCCTGTCTTTAGATAACAACGCAAACAGCTTTTCAAAACGCATCTCCTACACAGCACAGGCGACCGACGATCAGAAAAACGTCTTCGTAAAAGCCTCCTCTGATAATCCGATATCTGTGGGTGCCGCTGCACTTACATCGCTTTCAATCATCAACCCGATCGTTGAACAGCAAAAGATACAGCAGGCTAAGGATGCCCAGCAGAGCCAAATTGAAGCGCAACAGCAGGCTCAACTCAGGGCGCAGCAACAGGCCCAGTATGAGGCAGAGCAGCAAATTGAGAGACAGACACAGCTACAGGCACAAGAAAAGGCAGAACAGCAGGTCCAACAGCAAAACACTGGTAGCCTTGATCAGTCCCGAATGGCGTTTGCGAATGCCGACTCTGATTTGAATACTGCTTGGAGCACATTAACGTCGGCGAAGAAAAAGGAGTTACTTCCTTCTCAGCGTCAGTGGATTAAAACAAAGGATGCTATGTGCGGCAAAGTTTCAATGCAGGGAACTGATTCCGAAGTTAAGAAAATGGTCGATTGCCAGACGCAAATGACCCTTTCAAGAACTGCTTTCATCAGAACACAATAACTGAAGCCTCTTCAGGCTGGTGTCCAGTACTGAACTGGCACCAGCATAATGCTTGATAATTTCTTCCATGTCTTATGACCTTTTTCAAGAAAGACATACAAGCGCCACGTCAAAACTCGAGTTTTGCAAAATCATCTAAAGAAAGTTTTTCTACACTTCTGTCCCAAGATAGGATGTCAGCCTTGCACCAAAAGCAGACACTGTAACTTTTTTAGCATGCTGGTAGTTATTATAGAATTTTTAATGATACAGTTGCACTTACGCAAGTTATAGCAATAATAGTTTGCAGCAAACTAGTTTATATTCTAAATCGGTTTTAGCATCAGAATATATGATTTAAATCATAACAATTTAATTTGGAAATTAAATGAAAATAAATAAAAAAATCAAATTTTACTTCTCTACTGGGGTTTTGTTGGTTGCCTATCCCGTATATATATACCATGCTGTTATTTGGCAGTTCATGGAAAAAATAGGAGCACTGGCTACAGGGCTTGCTCTATTTGCCGCTATGTATCAAGGTTTCGTTGCATGGAAAGCCGCAAACCTAACACGAGAAGCAAACTCACAAAATTTATTTCAACAGAAATTTAATTTCGTTCTAGAGCAACATAATGACTCTTTGGCTAGGGTTAGAGATTGGTTGAAATCAAATAATTATTCAGATAAACAAATTACTACAGAGCGGCTTATCAATGAAATAAGAGGTCATGAGCAACTAAGCCCATACATGCGAATTCTATATCACACCCTTAAAAGTATCAAAGAAGAATTGCCGTTAAATGATAAACACGACGTTAAAGAAGTAATTAAAACCCAAAAAAGATATACATCTCTCGTTAGATCTTTTATACCAAACGATATTTTATTTCTTGTTGCCTGTAATGCATCTGTTATTAATAATGAAACATTTGAATTAAATGATAGCGAAAGTTACTCGTATTATAACGCCATGCTTAAAGATTTCGATTTTTTTGAGCATCTGAAAACCCGAGTTAATAAAAAAATTAATTTGGAGGAGTTAGCTAAAGAGGTCGCTTATACTACGTACGAAAGTTGTTATGCTTATTTTTATAGGCGCGAGTTTATGGTGGATGCAGATAGCAAGAATAGCCCTCACATAATTAAGTTAAGAGAATTTTTATTGGAACCTGATTTCTTTATATGTTTAGCATATAATCTTAAGAATAAGGCGATTGACATAAGCGATTCTCTACAAAAAAAATTAAGCATAAAAGAAATGCTTATCCTTTCTTTAAATGAGCATATCAAAACACTCAATGAAGAAGAGCTAAGCGCCTACATTTCCTGCAAAACCAATGAGTTCTATAAGGAACGGGTAGAGAAAATCATTCAGAACAATAATAACATCTACACCGATACATCATATTTATCCTCAACATCTATAAAAGGTTTGTACTACAATGAGGAACTAATTAAATTCTTCACCTCTTATATGCGTTACGATATCTCAATGGAATCCCTTTTAATATACAGAGATGATTTTCATTCAACGGTTAAATCTCTTATCTTGAACTCATCTTCTCTTCATAATAAAAAAGACTGGTATGAATATAGCGTTGATATAAGTTACAATAGAATTATAAGAGAAATTTCACCACTTATAGATGAATTAATCTCATTTAGGTATGCAATTCATTATACTAAATCACCATCAGAAGTTTTAAAAATGAAAAAAGAAGAGCTGCAAATTTATATCACGAGTCTTTCTGATCAACTGTGACGGCCTTGGCATTTTTCTGGCCTGTTCCCCATTGACTACTCTCGTGAGGTCAGGTGACACCACCGTGCATTACACACAAACACTTGTGAATGTGTGTTCCTAACTCAAAGCAGACCTTCAGCCTAGCCATCTTATCCGCTTCATGCCGGAAGCGGATAAAGCTGACATCATCGTATACTATTCGACGCCGGCCAGTTGGTGATGGGGGGTGAGTTGTCAAAAATCGTAGCCCTCTACCAGCCCCATCGGAGATTCATGATTGTACACACACGAAGCTACGGCTGCTTATTTCTGGCACAGAAGAAACATTTTCATCTCGTTGCTTACAATAAATCGAAATATGAATTAGCGTTAAAGCGTCATCTCAATTTGCGGTATTATTTGCTCTTTCCAGCAATGAAGAAGGGGTAAGCAAATGAGTCTATAAATGAACCAACAAGCATAGATACAATCTGGCTGATAACAATCTCCAGCCGACAATTTACCATGCGCAACCTTGTGCCTTAGTGAAGGACCAGCTTTATAATGGAAGAGCATATCGATCTCATGTATTATATCCTCCCCTAGTATATCTACTAAATCAACACGTTTATTTTCCAAGAGGCCTGACAACGATCGGTCCTCCTGAAGGCCGCCCGCAGAAAATTTGAATGAATCTCTTCCGCTACAAAAAAGAATATGGCGTAATGTATTTTCCAATTGAGGGATTAATATATATGCGGCTGATGCAAAATCACCTTGCCACAACCGGGCGAATCCTAAACTGAAAAGATGTTCATGGCCAAGAGGTACAAAACTACTTGAACTTACTATAGCATCGAAATGCCTCAATTCAACGGCGTATTGTAGCATCGTAGTTTGCCGGGCTGGCTTAATTCGTGATTCAGCAATAAAATATCTTAGTCTACTCATATATGTAATGGAGTTCGATTTTAACCATTCATTGCTGGAATCTTGTTCTGAAAGGTGGATGGAAGTTTTAGCTATAGGTTTTCCTTCATGATCAAGATATATTGAAGTGGGGAAAAAAGTTGATAGCCCAGTGTTATCGTTGTTTGAGATTTGTTCTTTTAAACTTTCAATAGTTGGTGATTTAGATAAAATTGCAAAGAAATAAAATATTTCTGGCAGGCCTATGTTAGTAAACTGATTAATTGTTTCATCACATTCTTCTGATAAGTCGCAAGGTATCTCATACGGAAACATCTCAGATATACTGGCAAGTTGTAAATCTCTCAATCTAACTCGAAGGTTATCAATTTTATCTTGGAATCCTCCTGCTATTTGAAGTTCTGTGATAGCCTGTCGCACCCAACTAGCTTGTGCAGCATAGCTTGAAACTTGTTCACACATTCTTAAAGTTTCATTGGAAAACTCTTCTAAACAGCGGCGGCGACCTTCTGTATCTTTAATTTTCTGATAGCATTGTGCAGCAAGTGACCATACTTTTTTTCTTGCTTCTGGATAATCTTTTATGCCTCCCTTTCTGACAAGGTTTTCTGAATCTTCAGCAACTTCTTGCCATGTTTTTATTTTATAGCTTAAAGCTAGCCCCCCAATTCTAGAATATGCTACATATATGCAATTCTCACGTGTAAAATAATAAAGTTGCTCAAAGGCTTCTGTGAGATGAGCAGGAATACGTTCCCGTTTGCCCATCATCCCATTTATATAAAGAGCTCTTTGTAATAAATTTATTAATTCAAAAAGGCATGTATAATCGTATGGAGTAAGTTGCCTGCTTATACGTTTTAGAACAATGTTTGAATATGCCTTAACAGCTTCGATTCCACAGTTGTATTTCTTACGATCATTCGTCCATACAATATCTGCAACCCTCCCCTTTAATGCTAAATTTTTTATATGGTCCACAATATCTGAAAGAAGTGAATTGTAATCATTCTTTATATTTTGAGGTGTAAACATTTGATGCTCTGCATCTTGCCATCTTGGATGCCAAGTATCGGCAGGATCATCAGATGACATTCGCATTGAACACAGCGTAGCTAATAATCTATAGGCTTTATATGCTGAATGATTATCACTTTCAAGGGCTGAGGATGCTAATTTATTTAGCTGAAGCCACATATCAACATCACAGAGACCTTCATAATCCTCTAATAGCGATGTAAGTGAGATGCTGTGTAAATCATCAATAGTGGCTTTATCATCGAACGGGTTTTCACTTTTTCTTCCAAGGTTCGGCGAGTCTGTCACAGATTCTTCCCTTCATTTAAAATGTTGCTATGGGCGCTTTAAATTTTCATTCGATGCTTAGCTTATTGCATCTGATGGCTAATTTACAATATCGCTCTAGAACTACCCTTTATTAAACCGTTTATTTCTTGCTCTAAAGGAAGTTAAGAAAAAATTGGGGGGTGGCTCTCAAACCATACAAGATAATGTATTTATAAATCAGTTACTTTACCGTCCTGAAATATTCCTGTAATAGCCACTCACAAAGCACTACTTCATCGTTATGCCCTTCCCTTTGCGTTCATACTCTCATATTTAGCTTTCAAAAGCTCCGCCGGTGTCGGCCCCTTTGGCGATACAGGCGCCCCCAACGCCCGTCGAACGGGCGGAATCGGCTTCCCGGCCAGGACCCGCTTCTCCCACATATCGAGAATGTCACTGGCCTCACGCTCAAGCTCTTTATGGCTCAGTTGGCCATCAGTTCCGCGGCGGCGCAGCTCAATGCAGATGTGGTAAAAAACCGGTTTTGGCCACGGATACTGCTCACTACTCGGATACCGGAACACCAGTTTGCGCCACTTCCAGTATTCAGCCATCACGTTAGCGGTGGTGATCCCCAGTACGCTGCGCCCTTCCCTGCACCACTTGATGAACTGGCCTGGCGAAGGCAGGAACGGGCGATCCTGGCGACGCACCATGCGCATGCCGGCTTCAACCTGCTCCAAGGTGGTGATCCCGTTTTCTTTGAAGGCCAGCACCCACTGGCGGCGGATCTCATTCACCTCTTCCTGGCTGCGATTAACCAGGCTTGCCGGGAATGCGGCAGCCAACTGAACGAATAGCCCGTTAATAATCTGAGCCACCTGCTGCGTTTGTTTGCGTTCGGTGTACTGCTCAGGCATGTTGTGCGCCACACGACGAGCCTGTTCCCGGTCAAAATTGCGAATGCTCTCGGCAAGATTTTTCATTCCAGCACCCCGTCAATCCAGTCGGTGTTATGCAGATCGATGCCGCCCCGGGATGGCTTTGCCGTTCCGGTTGCACGCAGCCGTTTGGTGGTGAGCTGATCCCACTGCTTGCGGAGGCTTGAAGGGCTCAGGATGTTGTCTTTCCAAAACTCGTCCCGGTTGGCCCACTGGAACAGGTCACAAATCTCGTAGTGTGTGCGCTTGTCCTGGACACGCATCAGCCTGATGGTGTTTGCCCATTCAGCCCAGTTTGGCTCGGATAGCGATGAGTTGACGGTGAGAAGCCTGTCGTAAATCCAGCGAGCGGCCTTGAGGTCGTCAGCTGATCCCCATGATTTACCTGCCGGGGTGTATATCCCGGCGGCAGCTTCTGGATGGCGTGAGAGAAACTTTTGAGTTTTCTGGTTTCGGGATTCGTCAGAATTCCGAGACGAGGATATTTTATTATTGTTCTTGTTATAGTCTTGGGTGTCTACCGTTTCCGGGAAGGTTTTTCCCGTTTTCGGTAACACTTTTCCCGATTTCGGGAAGACTTTTCCCGTTTTCGGTTTGTCTAAAATCCAGGCGGAAAGGTCAGTATTTATACCGACAGTCTTCATTACACCCTGCTTTTGACTGAAGATGATTTTGCGTTCAGCGAGCGATTTGAGCGCATCAGAAACATGCGAATCACTCAGCCCTGTAAGTTCGGCGATCACTGTGTTCGTAACGCGGTCCTGCTTCTTGTTCCAGCCGTAGGTAAGCCAGATCACCGCCTCAAAACACTGCCACTCCCGGCCTGACATTCTCAGACGAGGCTTGAGCTGTTGGATCTCGTTAGCGACCTTGGTATACCCGTTCGACAGGTCGGCCATACGACCTCCCGGTTGTTCGGTTCTGTGGGGGAAATTGATAATTTCAGCTGTGTTTGACATACTTAGCTCCGCAATTACACTCCGTTTTTGCACCTGAAAGTCGGTTCTGTTAGCGCAGACCGGCTTTCGCCTTTTCTACAGTATTCACATTGCCCCCAGCATGGTTGTCACCATCGCCAGCAGCGGCGCAGTAAGGTCCGGATCGACACGGAACATCTCAAAAATCCCCTCGCCTAACTCCTTCAGCTTTTCCTTCTTCGGTGCATCGAGCATCAGAGCTTGCTTCGCCTCACTCACCTCTTTCTCCAGCCTGGCCATCCGGTAGGCAAAGGAGTCGTTCTTTACGACACGGTCGCGGTACCGAATCGGTAATACAGACATGATCGCTGGCACCAGCTGTTCGACGTTCTTTCGGTAAGATGCGGAGTCTTCTTTGTTGTCAAGCCAGCGGAACAGCTTCACGTTCCAGACATCGGCCTGGCCTGAGAAATCCACACCATCAAGTTGAAGTTCTTCCGCCGCTTCTTGGATTTGCAGCGCAACAACTACGCGCCCTTCTGCCGCAGCCCACGCCCGGACTGCAGAACAAATATCGCGATGATCAATATCCTGCGTTGCTGATTCACTTCGATGACACGGGAATATCAGTCGATTAGATGAGGCTCTGTTACTCTGTTGAAATGAAACAGTTTGCATAGTTAAGGCTCCTGTTTAGTTAAACCGTCTGTTGGGTTTGGGTAGAGATCTGGGCGTAGTTCGTGGGGGGTTACACCTGTCATCTTGAAAATAGCCAGAATGTGGGTGGGCGGGACGACCCCGTGATCACGATTTTTCCAATGACTAACAGACATACTGGTTACACCAAGCGCGATGCTAAGCTTTCTGGCTGAACCAACTGCTTTGATTGCTTTATCGAGAGCGGTCATGTGTTCCTCCTGCTGGTTGACCGCCAAAGTAAACCATAGATTTACAAAAATGACAAACCCCATGTTTATTGCACCTGTAAACCAAATATTTACAATGGACCTATGAAAAATGAAGAACCCAACCACGCTTTGGTCGAACGTCTCACTGAGATCACCAATCGCGGTGTTACCAAAGCCGATATGGCACGCATAGCTGGAGTTACACCTCAGGCTGTAAACGGCTGGTTTAAAAAAGGCGTAATAAGTAAGAAATCAGCACTAGCCGTAGCAGACGCTGTAGGCATTTCTGTCGCATGGTTACTCGGTGAAGATGTTGATCAGAAAGATGGACTTAAGCCGGATGAACAGCGCCTTCTGGAACTCTATCGCCAGTTACCAGAAGAAGAGCAAAAGAATATGCTTCGCATTTTCGCGATTCGCTTGAAAGAGCTGGATGACTTATATGATAAATATATGAAAGGACGGATTCGATCATAGGTTAATTGTTTGGTTCTAGCCGGAGTATTACTGGTGACTGCAGTATTTTTGGTTTTTACTAAAAAATCAGTCGCTAACATTGATTCTAAATATGAAGTTTCTGAATTAACGAGCATTTACTGGTCAATATTATAGCAGTGTCTTACCCATTTAACGGAGTGAATAATGACAGCTGAAATTGCAGTGTATAATCGTTCAGGTATAGCTTTAGCGGCTGACTCTGCCGTAACAACAACAAATGGATTCTCTGAAAAAATATATAATAATGCCGATAAGTTATTTGAACTATCCAAGCATCATCCTGTAGCTCTAATGATATATAACAACGCCGGAATATGTGGCGCTCCGTGGGAGCTAATGATAAAGGCTTACAGGAAAAATCTCGGCGATAAATCATTTAATTACATTAGCGAATACGCTTCAGATTTCTTTAAGTTCGTTCAGACCAACCAAAATATTGTCACAGCAGATATGCAAGGAAAGTATTTTTTTAGTTTATTTTCAGATGCAATCTTGCCAAAGATATTAAATGATGTTCAAGACGAAGATGTAGCTGGTTATATCAAAGCAAACAACTCACCGCCATCCTTTGAAGAGTACCATCATTTTATTGAAATGAGATGCCGTAGAAGATTTGGTGAAGTAAATTCTAATCTATTCTTTGATGGGTTCGCTCAGGCTGATTTTGATAAAGCGTTTGCTGAGTTATCTCAAGTTATAGATCAATTATGTGCTCTAAGAATCCAACCGAATATTGATTCCCCAGATACCCCATACTCTGAATCATTAAAAGAAGCACTAACTTTACTTTTTTCAGCATATATGTGTAAAGAAAATGATTTACAGACATACTCAGGTGTTGTTTTTGCCGGATATGGTGACCAAGAATTTTATCCATCGATAGAATCTCATCATATTTATGGAGTTTATAATGGCAAAGTAATGAAGCCGAGTACTAAAGATAAAGATAACACTGGCTCTTCTATTGGAATATTTCCCTTTGCACAAGAAGATGAAGTACATACTTTTATGCAAGGATGTAGCCAAGGTATTCTTAAATGTGTAGACGACTCCGTGTTTGGTTCTATGCAAAAATTAAAAATGGAAGTTACAGGACTAATATCAGCTCAGCATCCATCAGTTCCTAGATCAGATATTGAAGCAGCCTTCGATGCTACAATTGCCACCACTGAAGGAGACACACGAGAAGCGCTTGAGAATCATATGACATTAAATCATGTGCAAAAAGTGCTTTCAGTCTTGGGGTCTCTGGCCAAAGTTGATTTAGGGTATATGGCTGAATCATTAGTTAATTTAACAGCTTTTAAGCGCAAAGTCTCAAATGATAGTGACAGTGTTGGCGGACCTATTGACGTTGCTGTATTATCAAAGGGTGACGGTTTCGTTTGGATGAAACGCAAACATTATTTTGATAAAGAATTGAATTATCAGTTTTTCAAGAGAACATGATGGAGGGGAAAAGTATTGAGTTTACAACAAGTTGTGGATAATGCCTACAAGGCCCTTGCGGCAGCAAAATTTCCAATAGGAAGTGGCAGCAGCTCTCAACAAGCTGTGCTCACCAAAGATAAGAAGTAACCTAACCCGGCCACTGCGCCGGGTTTTTTGTGCACTCGCCTACAAGAACTAGCTTCAAATCCTACACAGCAATACCTAGTCCAGCCCTGTGTGTCGGTACATTTATAGCTTCAATTAGTCGCCTCCCTCACAAAAATCACACATATAAACTAGTAGTTTACATATTGATTAAATCCATAATTGACAATAATATAAACCAGTGATTTAATTAATTACTCAAGACGCACTACCAACCACCAAGGCATGGAGCCCACGAAGTAGCCGCCGACGGCATACGAATAGTCGGATGAGGTGGAGAGATTAACGCGCATCAGGTGTAAACGTTCCGCTGGCCGGCGATAAGGCAAACGAGGGTGAGAATGATTGATTTCGCACGCAAACCAGGACGGCAACAGGCCGTGAAACTGAACCTCTTCGAGGTGATTCTTCGCCGCCTGTGCTACCTGTTGGCGCAAAAGGGGAATCCAGATGTGTAGCTCAACGAAATGCGGGTACTGCGGCAAGCCGGTTGAACCGGAGGAAGTTGTTAAAAGTACCCTTCTCTATCGCAACGGCACCCAGCTGGCGCGCAAAGAAAAAGAATACTGCTCTGAACGTTGTGCTTCGTACGACCAGATGGCCCACGAGGCATAACGTAAAAGCCGCGCAAGGCGGCCCGTACGTCCGGTGCTCCCGACCAAAGTTACACCGGAAAACTACTTAAAAAACCAAAGTTCACCCAATGGGCGCTATCTCTGGCCCGGGGATCTTACATCCAAAAAAGAGGATCTCACATGGAATTTTTCTATGTAGTTAAGGCTACGCAGAAATCTGGCAAAGAAGACGCAGTGATTTGGTTCACTGCTAAATCAGAAGCCCGTGCCAACCTACAGCTCGATGTTGAGCTGGAAGATGCTGGTATTGAAACCGGACGCGGTAAGGATTACGCCAAACCGGTTCGCACCGATTTCCCTGTTTACAACGATCTGCCTGAAGAAAGCACAGTGGATTACACCTGGTGCAAACGCTACGAACTGCAGGACGATGGACGCACGTGGCTGCCAAAGGCTGGTACTGAGTCGACTGGTGCCGTGGACAACACTGCCGCACCGGAACAGACCGTTAAAGTCGAAACTACTGTCGAGAGTGTCCCGCTTGAAAACCGCACTCCAGCGGTCCGCTTTGCCGTCCACCTGACCAGCGACAAATACCAGTCACATATCACTAAAGAGCAGCAGCTGGCTGCCAGCGAAATGTCATTGGATGAAGACAACACCTATCTCCAGAAACTGCTGCTGGCGAAGAACGACATCCCTGAAGTTGCCGAACTCAGCCTGAACGCTGAGTGGAAACTGGTTCAGGCGATAAAGCAGGTCTTCGCGCCAGATGAAACGCACGAAGCTGAAGTTATCGCTGCATTCATGGCTGACTGGACGAGAGCAGATGCCGGCGACCGCAATCAGTTAGTTGAAGAGTGGAGAAGCGGAAAGCTTACACTTCTCAAATCAAAAAGCACCAGCAACTCCGACGTTACAACCGTTCAGGTTCTGGAACCTGATAACGGTATACAGATTGACGAGAATGATGACGAAACCACTCGTTATCCAGTCGTGCGTATGCCGTTCCGGAAGCAGCTACTCGCCCAGTTCACCGGTGAAGAACTGCGCCACCACTTAACCCGCGAAGAATACGAAGGTATCAGCGCGCTGGAGATGGACACTGACAACAGCTATGTCCAGAACCTGCTGCTGGCGGCAGAAAACTGCGAAGAGGTGAAGGGTTACGATACCAAAGACCTGTGGCGCTATACCGACGCCATTTGCAAGGTGTTCAGCCAGGAGAAGCGTAACGAACTCGCTTTGGTTCTTCGATTCACCAGAATCTGGGCGGCGACTGATTATATTGACCGTGGCATTCTCGTTCGCGAGTGGGCAGCGGGTAATCGCATCAGTAATGTCCAGCGCACAGATTCTGGTACCAATGCCGACGGTGGCTATGTAACGGATCGCGGCGAAGGCGCGCACCACACTCTGGACACTCTAGATCTTGAAATCGCATGTGCCCTACTGCCTATGGACTTCCACCACTTCGAAATTCCTTCGAGCGTGTTACGACGTGCCAAAGAAATCGTGGCTAAGAAAGAAGAGCCATGGAAATCATGGAGCGCCATCTTGCGTAATCAGCCGGGCGTACTAGCGGTGAACCGTGCGGCAATCTTCAATCTGATCCGCATCGCACCAGAAAACATTCATCACACGCTAGCGGCTCATCTTGAGTTTGTGAATAAAACCATGACGGCTGAGTTTAACTCTGCTGTGGAGTTGCTGCCGCTGTCTACTCCGGCTGTTGAGACCGAAGCACCTGTTGAACAACCGCAGGTTGAAAATCTCGGCAGCGGCATGTTCTCCATCGATGGCCTGATGTGTGGAAATACCGAACCGGTCATCAATACCTCCTCAAATGATGTTCAAAAAACGGAAAATGCAGCGGAGACCACCAGCAATGTGCAGATGGAAACGACTCAGCCAGAGAAAGTCGAAAATACTGATCCGGTACAACCAGGCGAAGGCGCTGATGCAGCTGATACGCAAGCAGTTACCGTAGCACCAGCAGAGATACTTGCCGCTGCCGCGCCAAGCCTGGCGAATCAGGAACAGGCGAGCGTTGACCATAAAACAGATTCAGCCAGCCAGAATAGCGTTCCTGCACACCAGAATGAGCCAGAACCGGCACAAAGCGAGCCAGAACTGCAGCAGGGAGAACCAGCTGTTGAATATCCTGCTTATTTTGAGCCAGGCCGCTATGAAGGTCTGCCGAACGAGGTTTACCACGCCGCCAACGGTATCAGCTCCACCCAGGTGAAGGATGCCCGCGTGTCGCTGATGTATTTCAATGCGCGCCACGTTGAGAAAACCATAGTCAAAGAGCGATCCGCGGTGCTGGACATGGGTAACTTGGTACATGCGCTGGCGCTGCAGCCTCAACAACTGGACGCAGAATTCAGCGTTGAACCGGTAATCCCGGAAGGCGCATTCACAACGGCCGCGACCCTGCGCGCCTTTATCGATGAGTACAATGCCAGCCTGCCGGTGCTGCTAAGCGCGGACGAGATTAAAGCGTTGCTTGAAGAACATAATGCAGCCCTTCCCGTTCCAGTGCCGCTTGGCACGAGCCTGGAAGAAACGGCTCAAAGCTATATGGCTCTCCCTGTTGAGTACCAGCGTATTGAAGAAGGCCAGAAGCAGACAGCAACAGCAATGAAGGCATGCATTAAAGAGTACAACGCCACCCTGCCCGTGCCGGTTAAAACCAGCGGCAGCCGTGATGCGTTACTTGAGCAATTAGCAATCATCAATCCAGACCTGGTGGCGCAAGAAGCGCAGAAACCGACACCACTGAGAGTGTCCGGTACCAAAGCAGACATGATCCAGGCAGTTAAATCAGTTAAGCCCGATGCCATCTTCGCCGACGAACTGCTGGATGCCTGGCGCAACAACCCTGGCGAAAAGATATTGGTTACCCGCCAGCAGTTGGCCACAGCGCGGGCAATTCAGTCTGCACTCCTGGGGCACCCGACCGCCGGCATGCTGCTGACACATCCAAGCCGCGCCGTTGAAGTGAGCTACTTCGGTTTTGACGACGAAACAGGTTTAGAGGTGCGTGTACGCCCCGATCTCGAGATTGAACTGGACGGCGTGCGCATCGGTGCTGACCTGAAAACCATCAGCATGTGGAATGTGAAGCAAGAAAGCCTGCGCGCCAGGCTGCATCGGGAAATCATTGACCGGGACTACCACCTCAGTGCGGCTATGTATTGCGAGACCGCGGCGCTGGACCAGTTCTTCTGGATTTTCGTCAACAAAGACGAGAACTACCACTGGATCGCCATCATTGAGGCGTCAACCGAACTGCTGGAACTGGGCATGCTCGAGTACCGCAAAACGATGCGCGCCATTGCCACAGGTTTCGATACGGGAGAGTGGCCAGCGCCGATCACTACCGATTACACAGATGAACTGAACGATTTCGACCTGCGCCGCCTCGAAGCGCTGCGCGCTCAGGCTTAAGGGGGGATTTATGAATAATACAAACGTTACCGTTGCTGACCAGAACACCGTTATTAACTCCAACGTGGCTTTGTTCGATTCCCAGTATCTGAACGCCATCAGCACGTTTGCGCAGATTATGGCCAAGGGCACCGCTACTGTTCCTAAGCACCTGCAGGGCAATCAGGCCGACTGCATGGCTGTAGCGATGCAAGCGGCTCAGTGGCAGATGAATCCCTTTGCCGTGGCGCAGAAGACGCACCTGATTAACGGTGTGCTCGGGTATGAAGCGCAGCTGGTTAATGCCGTAATTTCACGCAGCGGCGTGCTGGCCAGCCGCTTTGAATATGAATGGTACGGACCATGGGAAAAGGTTGTTGGGAAATTCCATATCCGTAAAGGCGACAAAGGCGAGTACCGCGTCCCGGGCTGGGCCCTGGCTGACGAAGCCGGGATCGGCATTATTATCCGCGCAACCCTGAAAGGTGAAGATCAGCCAAGGGAACTCGATTTGCTGCTGGCTCAGGCCCGAACCCGAAACTCTACCCTTTGGGCTGACGACCCCCGCCAGCAGCTGGCATACCTGGCCGTCAAACGCTGGGCGAGACTGTTCTGCCCGGATGTGATTCTGGGCGTTTACACCCCTGATGAGCTCGATGAACGACGAGTAGAACGAGAGGTAAACCCTGCAACGGCGCAGCACGTTAGCCTTGCAGACATTTCAGGTGACAACGTCACTACCACTCAAACGGCTCAGGAATCAGCTCAAAACATCGATGCACTTGCTGATGATTTTCGTGACCGCATCGAGGCGGCTCAGGATGTGGATAGCGCTAAAGCTCTGCGCGCAGATATTGAAACCGTGAAAGCAACGCTGGGTTCTGCCCTGTTCACTGAGCTGAAAAACAAGGCCGTGAAACGTTATTACCTGGTTGATGCACGGAACAAAGTCGAAGCAGCCATCAATTCCTTGCCACCTTCAGATGAACCCGAGGCAGCTGCGCGGTTCGCAGAGGTAGAGCGCGTTCTTGCATCGTCTAAACGCCATCTGGGCGACGAATTGCATGGTCAGTTCAGCATCACCCTGGCGGATATGAAACCGGAATACGTGGACTAACGAGATCGGGAGGGGAACCCCTCCCTTAAGGAGAAGAAATGCGGCTGATTAATCGAGGCAGTAAGCAATCCCCTTTGGCTCGCCAGGCATGTGAAATCGCACTCGCAGCCCACCAGCAAAGATACGGTGACTATGGGCGCAGCAAGATGAAAGAGACTTATACGGTGAGAGTGGAAGGCGTGAAGGTCTGGGTTGAAGTGGTCAACTGCAAGGCAAGCTACGTGGCCACAGCAATGACCGGCATGCGCCGACTGCGTTCCCTGCCCGGCCAGGCAAACTGAAACTGAAATATCAACGACTACAGACCGGCATATCTATACTCATGCCGGTTACCTGAGGTGAACCATGTCGCAGGTAATTTTTAACGAAGAATGGGTTGTTGGCGCAAGGCTCACAGAAAAAACAGGCCTGACCGAACGACAGATTGAGAAGTATCGTCAGGGCTGTTGGGTGGAAGGTGTCCATTTTAAACGGGTATCCCCATCTGGAGAAAAAACCTTGCGTGGCACAACCTGGTATAACTATCCGAGAATTAATCAGTTAATAAGGGATGCGTAAGATGGCAGCTTTGCCTACAGGTGTCGAAATCAGAAACAATAAGATTTGTATCTGGTTTATGTACCGGGGAAAGCGTTGCCGCGAAATTCTCAAAGGTTGGATTAACACCCCGGCGAACATCAAAAAAGCCGGGAATCTTCGGGCTGTGATCGTTAGTGAGATCAACCTTGGAGAGTTTGATTACCACCAGCGCTTTCCTTCATCGTCCAGAGCAAAAAAAACCGTAACAACTGTTTCAGTTCAAACCTTTTCAGAGCTGTGTGAACTGTGGACGAGCATTAAAGAAACCGAAATTAGCGCGAACACGATGCGCAAGACGCGCTCACAACTCGGTACGTTAATGCACATCATCAACGGAGATACGCCTGTTTCAACTATACGCCACAGCGACATTCTCAAATACAGGAAGGAGCTGTTGAACGGTGAGACACTTTACCTGGTAAATCCCAGAAGCAACAAACAGGGACGCACTGTGCGTACCGTGAACAACTATATATCGCTACTATGCTCCCTTCTTCGGTTTGCACACAAATCCGGCTTTATCAGTGGCAAGCCCTTTGAAGGGATCAAGAAACTACACAAAGGGAAAGTAAAACCGGATCCTTTTACGAAGCAGGAGTTCAGTTTGCTTGCGGAATCCGAGCGTGGCCAAAGCCTCAATATGTGGACGTTCGCAGTTTATACTGGTGTCCGTCATGGGGAGCTTGCAGCTCTTGCCTGGGAAGATATCGACTGGGAAAAAGGTACGGCTCATATACAGCGCAATCTTAATGCCTTGGGCATGTTCGGCCCACCAAAAACCGAAGCAGGTAACCGGGTTATAACCCTTTTAGAGCCGGCGCTTGAAGCCTTGAAAGCACAGCGAAAGCTAACAGCGCTGCAGCCGAAAACCGAAATTGTCTTTAATCATCGCGAGTATGGCGCAGTGGAACATCAAAGCCTGCGATTCGTTTTCATACCCCGGATGCGTAAAGGAGAACAGAAAGCCTACTACTCTTTATCGAGCATCGGTGCGAGATTCAACGCAGCTGTAAAACGTGCTGGTATTCGCCGCCGGAATCCGTACCATACGCGGCATACTTTTGCCTGCTGGCTGTTATCTGCCGGCGCTAACCCGTCTTTCATAGCCAGCCAGATGGGGCATGAAAACGCGCAAATGGTCTATGAAGTCTACGGTGCGTGGATTGAAGAAATGAATGGCGAACAGGTGCTGATGCTTAACGATAAGCTGGCACGCTGA